CCTACCGCCTTATGAGCGGCGGCGTTGTGTCGTGACGGCTTGCCGTGGGGCGCGTGTGCGCCGTGGGGCGTTGCCGTCCTACCGCCTTATGAGCGGCGGCGTTGTGTCGTGACGGCTTGCCGCCCACGTTCGCCGCGCCCTGTGTCCAGACACACAAAAAAAGGACGGCGGCGCGGTTGCGCCGTCCGTCCGTGGTTTATGCCGTTGTCGTGGTCTGTTTATCCGTTCTGTTGTGCCGCCTTGCGTTCACGGTAACGCCGTGCGCGTTCTGCCTGCGTTGCCTTATCCTGTGCCGCCTTGCGTTCTGCGCCTGCCGCCGTTCTGCCGCCGTTCGCCGCGCCCTGTGCCGCCGCCGCCGTTTCTGCCGTGCGGATAAGCTGCACAAATTCGGGGGAATGTTCGCGGATGTATTCGGCAATCTTGCCGCGCATGATCGCAATATTGCGGTTGACGGTTGCCAATTCGCGCCCCATGTTTTCCGCGATTTGCCGCTGTGAATAGCCGCGCCCCAACAATTCCGCGATTCTGCGCTGTGTAGGCGTTACAATGCGCATAGCGTCCGCGATTGCCGCGCCCAAACGCGCCGCCGTTGCGGCGTCCATTTCGCCGCCGTCCGTGGGCGTCCATTTTTCGCCGCCGCGAATGATGGCAGAAATAGCGGTATTGATTGCAACCAGGTCGCCGCCGCCGTCCGTCAAAAATTCGGTACTGATTTCATATTCCGTTGCCGCCCGCTGTGAATGAATGTAGGCATTCAGCGCAATAAATGCCGTGTGATATTGTTCGCCAATGGTCGCGCCGTCAACCAGTCCGTTATAATGAACTGTTTCGTGTGTGCGCTTGTCCGTGTGGTCATAGCCTGTTATGAGCGCGGTTTTGGCAATGCTGTAAAAATCCTGCGTGTCGGCGGAATAGTCTGCGATAACGGCGTTAATCCGTTCGGGCGTTTCCGCGCCCACCAAACGCGCATTGATAGCTGCAAATTCGCGTTCGATTCTGTGCTGTGTGGGCGTTCCCTGTCGCTTGATTGCGTTAATTGCGGTACGCCGTCCCACCATAACCGCGCCGCGCATGATTCCGGCGGCGGTTGCCGTGGACGGATATACACGAACGGTTGCGCCGTGGGGCTTGTTGATTTCGGCGGCGTTGTGCGCCGTCCGTGCGTCCGTTGCGTTGATGGTGTATTCCGTGGTGGTCTGGTTGCCGTCTGCGTCCGTGGTGGTAATGGTATAGATGTATTCCATGGTGTTTCCTTCCTGCCGCCGTGGGCGGCTATACGTTGTTTGTGTGGGACAACGTAAGCCCATGATGTTTGATGGATAATTCCACCATGAACATTGTATCACAGGGAACGGCAAAATGCAATAGTTGAATCAAGAATTGTTTTCCTGTGTGGTGAAAAATGGTGTTAAATGTGTTTTACGTCAATTCACAATTTTGCAATATTTCCACCGACACAACGCCGCGCCCCACATGCCGCCGTTGTACAGGTTGCCGCCGTGGGCGTTGATCGCAACGCCGCCGCCGTGGTGCAATTCCTATGTTACAATTCGGCACTATGTCACATGGGGGCGTATTTCCATCTTTTCAAGCCCCCACGCCGCACCATTTTCTTGAAGTTGATTCATCTCCCAGACCCATTCTTTTTCTCACCGAGCCTTCTCTCAACCAACCTGGAGCAACAGCTTTTCCTTTCGAGAGAGTCTGCTGAAATGCTGACGATCTCAATCAAGATTTTTAGTGGATCATCAACGTGTCCAGAAGACGAAGAATAAATGCAGATTTCAAAAGAAATTTAATAATTCACACAATTTCCTATTGACTTTTACTGACTTATATGCTATTCTATATGAGGATGAATCAAGAATAAATAGCTACGGAGGCGAGGTTCATGGCAGAGATCATCCGAGTAGACTTCACGAAGGGAAAGCAGGACGCAGTAATCGATGTAACGAAGATCAGTTCTTCCCGACGCAAGCTGGAGTGTGGATTGATCCAGCCGGCAACCGAGGACGTTGTTCCCGAGCTTGCAGAAGAGCATTCCTCTGAACCGATTAAGAGCACCGAGGACATCGCTCGCATCTCAGCCTACTTGATTGAGCAGAAGCGCTACCGCGACAACATGCTCTTCATCGTAGGCATCAACTTCGGACTCCGCGTCAGTGATCTGATTCAACTGAGGTTCAGCAACCTGATCGACGAGAGCTTCTCCTTCAAGACTACCTTCCCGGTACTGGAGAAGAAGACCAAGAAGACCCGCAAGGTTCAGAAGAACCGCTACATCACGATTAACGAAGCCGTGATGGACGCCGTGGAACTGTACCTGCAGCACACCCCCCGGAAGCTCGACGACTACATGTTCAGGAGCGAAAGCAACCGAGGTAGTAACGAGAACAAGCCTATGAGTCGGATGTCCGTAGATCGGATGCTGAAGGAGGTTGCTCAGACTCTGGGCATCGAAGCAAGGGTCGCAACCCATACGCTGAGAAAGACCTTCGGTTATCACCAGATGGTGATGAGCGGCAATGATCCCCGCAAGCTCCTGCTCCTCCAGAAGATATTCGGACACTCCTCCTCCGTACAGACCCTGGACTACATCGGTATCACCCAGGAGGAGATTGAAGACGCTTACCTCGGCCTGAACCTCGGCAGCAAGAATTGCTATAAGCGGTTCGGTCAGATCGGCGAAGTGAAGGCCGAGGCGTAACCAGTCCATACGAACCTTGACAACTGCACATTACGGAACACCGAGGTATGAAACCAGAGCGCCGGGCGGCAACTGTGCGACGATATGAGCGCAGGCAAGGCCAGTGTGGTCGGTCTACACGGTTACTTGAGACGCGAAGCACGTTATGAACACGAACGAAATTCCTATTCTGGACATTCAGGGAAGATGAACTACACGCTTGTTAGTCCTATATGTGAGTAAGACCCAACAGGTTTCTTTATACGTCCTAACAAGAAATGTGTCTATTTTTCCTTACGGGCGCATTTTTAAGAACCTCCATTTTTCGCTCTTTTCGGGCATCGATTTTTCGATTTTAGAACCGGTTTGGTTCTAAATTTTCGAAAAGGGGGGGTTTGCCCGGGGTATTCCCCTATGTCCTTACCTACAAAAAGAAAGAAGGTGAAGCAGATAGCTATCATGGTATGTGATGCTATCATGGGCTCTGGCAAAAGTAGTGCGGTTATCAACTACATGAATGCCAACCCAGATAAGCTCTATATATACATAACTCCATTTCTGGAAGAAGCCAAACGAATTCGCCAAGCATGTGAAGCGCTTCGGTTTGTTGAGCCCAGTGATAAGCTGCCGGAGTTTGGTTTCAATAAATATAATCATCTGGTGCAGCTGCTGAAGGATGGTCGCAATATTGCCAGCACCCATCAGATGTTCCGCCATTTCAAAAATGACATCCTTGATCTCATTCGTTCTGGCCACTATACCCTGATTATTGATGAGGCCGTTGATGTGTTTCAGGAGCTGGTTCTGAAAAAGAGCGACCTCGACATCGTGACAATGATGGGCTGGGTTGATCGAAATGGAGAGAATAATGTTACCAAGGAAACGCCAGTGTATCAAGGCGACCGCTTCAGAGACGTTTTTGATCTGGCTCAGAATGGCAACTTTGCTATTGTAAGCGAAAGCGGAGATACATATTATTGGGTTATGTCGCGGGGGTTCTTTGATGTCTTTGAAGACGTATACATCCTGACATACCTCTTTCCCGCACAGACCTTGAAATACTATTTCGATATGAACGGTATTGAATTCCGGTATATCGGCATTGAGCATCCTGAACCGGGTGTTTATCGTTTTTCAGACGATTGCTTCTATATTCCCGATTATGTAGGGACGCTATCAGATAAGATACATATTTTCAACAACGCTAAGCTGAATGCCATTGGCAATAGAGAGACGGCGTTGTCCTGCAATTGGTTTGCTCGGAGAAAGAGTTCCGGCAATGCAGACATGGAAACTCTTCGTTGTAATGTGAAGAACTTCTTTATCAACTACATGGGCGACCATGATTCAGAACTCCGCTTGTGGAGCACTTACAAAGAATACATCGGCAATATTCGCGGCAAAGGCTTTTATAAGAGTTGCCTTGCCTATAATTCGAAAGCCACCAATGCCTATAAGGATAGGCGCGTATTGGCTTATTGTGTGAATATCTTCATGAAGCCTGATGAGAAGAGATACTTCCTCGCACATAATGTCGAAGTACGAGAAGATGAAGCCGCTTTGTCCACAATGATTCAGTGGATCTGGAGATCGGCTATTCGAGACGGCGAAGAAATATGGATATACATTCCCAGCAAGAGAATGCGGGAGTTGCTTATAAATTGGATCAAGTGCGTCGAACATCAATACGACGAATATCAACAGAAAAGAACGGTGGTGAATCCACAATGAATGAACAAAGTTCCACCTGCGAAGGGTGCTATTGGAAAGATACCTGTGGCCATACAAGCCCATGTGAATATTATTATTCGCCCGGAATGGAATACGATGATGCGGTAATTCAGGCGTATATCGAAGAAGAACGCGATAAATATCGTAGGGAATGGTACAGATACATACGAGATTTTGAATGAATCTCTCAAAGGTTCTATTTTTTTACCCACATGAATCAATATTAAATAGCGACAAGGAGACGAATATGGCAAAGCAATTAGCGGCGCAGAAATATATCCTGAAGATAAGCACCGCACGACTCCGTAGGGCAAAGTGGGATTTGACACTGCCCATTTCGGAAGCGAGAAAAAATGATGAGCTTATCTCGTTGAATGACAGCCAGATGCTCCGCTGGATAGATGAGCTGAATGGAGTAGGAGACGTGGAAGATCGGGTTCGCTATATCAAGTCGCAAATCAGAGCGACCAAGAAACTCGAAAACTCTACTCAGAACAGGCGGCGTATTCGTAGCCTGTACGATGAGCTGGATGCTCTCCAGTTCAAGCCTGACTACCTGCATCTGGTCATTGATAAAGACAAAGACCTCCACCGAGCCTGCAAGGGCTTTAAGGTGAATGGCATTCGGTATGCCCGACTCCTTGGCACAAACGGCGGCGTTAAGGAGTCTACTATCGTCTTCGTTAGTGAGCGGTTAGTCACTGAACTGAGAGAGCGAATTGATAATGGACGAAACACTTTGGTACATCAGATCCCCGCGAAGCTGGAAGCATATCGCGCATTGACATGTAGCGGATCAATTCCGGTTTCGATGCCCAAGGGGATTCTTGTAGTCCCGGACTGCGAGACAACCTTCAAGGAAGACATTATTATGTTGAATGATGAAGGTTGCATTGAGCCGAAGATGGAGTACGTCAAGGATGCTGAAATAACGCTTGATGAATCCGACGGCTATGGCTTGATGATGCCATCCCTTGCGGAACGCTGGTCACAGGAGCTCCATCTGGACTATGTTGCCAGCGGTATGAATACTCGCTTCTCTTGGGAAAAGGGAATGGTTTTTACGTTCGATTTCCAGGATTTCGCAGAGAAAGTTGCTGGCAAGTATATTGTAAAAGACGCTTGGGGCAACGACGTAGACATTAGAAATGTTGAACTTATTCTGACAACTTCTATGGTCAAGTTGTGGGCTTGCTACGAAAGCCTTGAGCATTATCTTAGCTGTTGTGAAGCCAATCATTATACATTTGGTATCGCTAAGACTTGTCCGGAGGAGCTTGAGCGGGTTCGCAGTCTGAATTATCAGTTCATCCAAAGCTATAACCTGACCGATGAACAGATTGACGAGTTGGTTCAGCCAACGATTGATGAGATTAAAGATGTTCTCGGTGGTGATTACAGGAAGGCTATTCTGTTTTTACGCGGTACGCACATTACTGAAGAAAACGTAGAGGCAAATATTGACCATGTTGTGTCATCGCTGATGGTTGAACCGAAAATGATGGATGACCCCCATGTGAAGCGTCGCATTTATCACATGATCGAGCGACGTATTCGTGACGCCAAGATTGGCGTTGTTGATGTACACGGCAATTATTCTATTATTTGCGGCGATCCCTATGCCCTATGTCAAAACATCTTCGAACTGCCGGTTACTGGATTGCTTCGTGCCGGCCAGCTTTACAACAGATATTGGTCTGATGTTGGAGCTACTCATGTTGCGTGTTTCCGTGCTCCCATGACTTGTCACAACAATATTAGAAAAATGGAAGTGGCGAACACGGAAGAAATGGCTTATTGGTATCAGTATATGACGACATGTACAATGCTGAATGCCTGGGACACGACAACACAGGCGCTGAATGGAGCCGATAAGGACGGAGATTTGATCTTTCTGACTGACAACAGAGTTCTTGTAGAAAACATCCGCCCCACCCCCACCATTTTCTGCGTCCAGAGAAAAGGCGCAAAGATTGATGTGCTGGAAGATGATTTGATTCGCTCTAATATTGCCAGCTTTGGTGATGACATTGGTCGAACGACAAACTGGATCACATCCATGTTTGATGTTCAGGCACAATATCCGGCTGGAAGCGTTGAATATGAGATGCTCGATTATCGTATTAAGTGCGGACAGCTATATCAGCAGAATGCTATCGATAAGGCAAAAGGCATTGTTTGTAAGCCGATGCCAAGAGCTTGGTACGACTTTCACGCAAATAAGTTGCCGGATAATCCTTCGGAAGAAGATTGCAACCGCAGGGAACTTGGATTGAAGATCCTTGCCGACAAGAAGCCCTACTTTATGAGGTATATCTACCCTGCGTTGATGAAGGATTACAATACATACATAAAAAACACAAATGTCAAGTGCCTGCGTGAATTCCGAATGGACTTGAAGGATTTACTTGAAGCAGACGAGGATTCGCTTTCAGATCGCCAGAAGGAATTCATTCGGTACTATCATAGCCGTATGCCTGTTGGTATGAATGACTGTGTTATGAATAGGATTTGCCGACGCTTCGAGGCAGAGTTCGATGGATACCTTAAGCTGCACGCATCAAAGGAAGATTTCGATTATTCGATTCTGAAGAACGAAGACGCTGAGTACACCAAGACTCAGTATTATACTGTAGCAAAACTTTACGCACAGCACAATGAGTGGCTGCAGGCATATCGTCAGATGCAGAAAAAGCTGCGCCTTGATAATTCTGAAAGCCGCGATGCCGATGCGCAAAATATGAATCGGGTATTTGAACAGGAATATTTCCGCGTTTGCAGCAATGCGTCTGTTCTGTGCAACATTGTTGTCGATATGTGCTACAGAAAGATTGGCTCGCAACAGTTTGCTTGGGATGTTTGCGGATCTGAGATTTTCCACAATTTGCTCAAGCGCAACGACTATATGCTCTATTTCCCCGTTCGTGACCCCGAGGGAGATATTACATACTGTGGTCACAGGTTCAGTATGAAAGGAATGAAAAGTCAATATGGCAGAGATTGTTCTGAACGAGAAGCAATGGATCGAGGATGCGATTCAGAATGCCTCGCTGGGGAATAAGCCGTCCGAAACTCTCGGGCGGCTTGCTCGTTATTATCGTGAACTGGGCTATAAAAAGAATGAAATCATGAAAATGCTTGAAGAATTCATGATTCGATGCGATCCAACTATTAACGTGATTCGTTGGCAGCTCGTCATTGAAAACAGTATCAAGTATGCCCAGAAAGGAAATCTGATTAACATTCAGCCAATTTCCATAACGAAGAAAGAGTTGGATATGATTGGCGAGCTACCCGGTCTTCTGCTACAGCGCCTGATGTTTACGCTGCTGTGCTTATCCAAATATGGAAACGCGGTTAACCCTAAAAACAATTCTTGGGTTAATCGAGATGTGAGAGAGATTCTTTCTCTGGCCAACGTGAAGGTTACGGTCAAACGTCAGTCTTTGCTGTTTAATGACCTGTGGAATGCTGGATACATTGGCTTTAGCAATATTATTGATAATATCAACGTAAATGTGAAGATCATCGATGATTCTAACGAAGAAGTTACAATGCAGATTGATGACTTTCGCAATCTTGGCAATCAGTACATGATGCACATTGGAGACGGATATATGGTATGCAAGCACTGCGGGGCAGTTGTTAAACGCAATGCGCCCAATCAAAAGTATTGCAAGGAATGTGCAGTGGACATCAATATTCAGAAGACCATTGAGAACAGAGCGCCAAATGCGGCTTAATTCTTAAAATGTTTGATTCTGGACATGCCCGAACAGATGGATTTTTCGCTACGCTCAGACCCCCTGTCACTTTCACTAATATGTAAGAAAACAGATCGCACGTCGTGCGATAAAAGGGGGTCAATTCTATGAATGCGTTTTACGGCGAAATTGCAAGTGGCATTCTCCAGATCGTGTGCGCCCTGATTGGTATCCTTCTGACTGCGGTTGTTGTGCCATGGCTCAAGACCAGTGCGATTCCGTGGATGAAGGAAAAGCAGCTCTATGGCCTTGTGAAGAAATTTGTCCAGGCCGCTGAGAAGCTGGCCGAGACTGGTGCTCTGGAACGTGGCGAAAAGAAGGATTATGTGGTAAATCTGCTTGAACAAAAGGGCTACCACATGAATGCCGAGACTGAAGCCTTCATTGAAAGTGCCGTTAAGGAACTGGATATGGCTGTAGAGGCTGGTTGGGGCGAGATTCTCGAAACGTTCGAGGAAGAGGTTGATGCTGATCCTGAAGACACGGAGGCCACCGAGGAGGTGGTCGGCTAATGTTCAAAGCATCTGAACTGGTAGCTTTCTGTCTATCAATGATTGGAATGCCGTATTGGTACGGCACATGTGTGTATAACTGTACGGCTTCTCTGCGAAGCCGCAAGGCAAAACAATATCCCTCTCATTACGCCAGTTCCAGAACTTCTCGCTATAACTCTGATATTTCCAAGAAATTAGTCTGTATGGACTGTGTTGGAATGATTAAAGGGTTTTTCTGGACAAATGGTGGCGTTGGCGTAAAAGAGGCAATTGGCACCGGCAAAACCATTTCAAGCAAATACGGCGGAAATGGATGTCCAGACAAGAGTGCAAACGGTATGCTGACATGGTGTAAGTCCAAGGGCGCTAAGAATGGTAAGATTGCAGATCTTCCTGATGTACCAGGAGTCCTGCTCTTTTCTTCGGGACACGTTGGAGTGTACATTGGTGACGGCTATGCTGTTGAAGCGCGTGGGTTCAATTATGGCGTAGTCAAGACGAAAGTATCTGCTCGCAGTTGGACTTCATGGGCGTATATGCCTGATTCTGTTTTGGAATACGATACGGCCAATGGATACATTCCTCCAGCTGAAGACATCTCTAAGAACGAAGAGGCTACTCAAATCACGCCTTCTGTTACCAATCCTGAAAAGAAGTACAAACTCGGCGACCGTATTATTAAGCGTGGCGCCAAGGGCGATGATGTAGCAGAACTTCAGGAGGCTTTGGTGAAGCTGGGATATGATCTTGGTACATATGGAACCAAAGAAAATGGCGTTGATGGCGATTGTGGTTCCAAGACTGTACAGGCCATCAAGGATTTCCAAACGGCACATGGTCTTGAGATTGATGGCGAGTACGGCAAAAAGAGCCATGCTGCTATGCAGGAAGCACTTAAGAACATTGTTACCGAATTCACTATCAAGGTGAAGAGCTGGTCTGTCAATGTTCGTAATGCACCCAATACATATACCGGTAAGGTGATGCGCGTTGTTCGTATGAATACACTGCTGACTGCTGTTGGCGTTGATCCTGCAACCGGATGGTATAAGTTGTCTGACGGCAACTATATCAGTAACAAATACACCGTAAAGGTGTAATCAACTCTACAAATGGCGGGGAGAGAAGCGATCCTCTCTCCCCGTACTCTATGAAGAACGAAGGGGTATAACAATGATTCAAATTTCTAAGGATGAAGCCAAACTGATTCGCAACAAGATGCCTGGTGTGCCGATCAAGAGAACGGTTCACAAGTATTACGCAGAAGAGCGACCTGCCGTAATGAAGCTGCTTGGACGCACTCCGCAACGCAAGGAAGTGAGACGATATTGCTGAACAGAAAGCCGAACGAGAGTGATGTGAATTACCATCGCAGACTCGTTTACGGAAAGCTGGTGGATAAAACGCTTTCCGATGTTGACTATTCGGAGTTGGCGCAATACGTCTACGGGCAGGAATACAGTTCAGATGTGGCTCGCAGAATGATGTACGGTAGTTGCAAAACGCTTCAGATGATTGATAAGGAGCGTCAGGATACCGTTACAGATAACCAGCTTTTGAGCGAAATCGATGCAAAAATTCTGGAGTTCAAGAAAGAGCAACAGAGATTCTTCGACCAGCGCACTGCTTTTAACAAGATTGTTAGAGAGCGTGCCAGACAGGAAGAGCTCAACGACATTATTACCAGACAGGTCAACAGCGGTGCGTTACCGACACTTGATTATGTGAGGCATGAAGTTATTCCATCTGATAACGACCTGTTGGTAAGCCTCAATGATATTCACTTTGGTGCAGTAGTGTCGAATTACTGGTGCGAGTATAATTCTGAAATTTGCGCTGCTATGATGCGCAATTATTTGGATCGAATTCTGGAGATTGCAAAGACGCATAACTCCGAAAACTGCATTGTGTTTGCCAATGGTGATTTGATTAGTGGCTCAATCCACCATCAGATTGCTGTTTCGAATAAAGAGAATCTTATTGAACAGATCATGGGCGTATCAGAGCTGATTGCTGAATTCTTATCTGCTCTCAGCTATCACTTCAATGAAGTGCGCTTCGTGAGTGTTGCTGGAAATCATTCACGGCTTGACCAGAAGGATCGAGCCATTCAGCAAGAGCGCCTTGATGATCTGACTGAGTGGTATCTGCTCGCTCGAATGAGTGGGCATAAGAATGTCATTATCGGTTATGGAGATAAGATTGATGCCACGATGTACGTTATGGATATTCGAGGAAAGAATTATGTAGGCGTCCATGGAGACTATGACCCTACCCCATCTCATATTCAAGCGCTTCAAACAATGGTTGGAAAGCCCGTTTACGCAGTTTTGCTTGGGCATAAACATCATTGCTGCACAGACAATATTCAAGGAATCAGGACAGTTATGGCCGGAAGTTTCCTTGGAATAGATGATTACTGTGTATCGAAGCGTCTTTACGGACAGCCAGAACAGTTGGTTTGCGTATGCGACGAGTCTGGCATCCGGTGTACATACGGAATTGAGCTAACAAAAGACTAATTTCATATCATATGACAGATCCCGCCACGCCTCTGGAGTTTATCTATGCGCAATCAGGCGGGACTTTCTATAATCACGGAGGTGAGTACGATGGCACGCAAGACGAAGCGCAACAGCATCACCGATAGTGAGTCGCTGGCTGCGATCAATCCTGAGAATGCTCGGCTCATCTCGGATTTTATGGAGTATTTGCACTCCACGCAGAAGAGCGAAACGACGATTGCCGTATACCTGAATGATCTTCAGATTGCTATGGTATGGTGCCTGAAGTATAACAACAACAAGTTCTTTGTCAAGTGGACAAAGCGCGATATTATTTCATTTCAGAATTGGCTGGTCAATGAAAATGAAAATAGCCCGGCCAGAGTGAGACGAATCAAGGCTACCCTCTCTTCTATGAGCAATTATATTGAGGCAGTCTGCGATGACGACTATCCGGATTTCCGCAATATCATTCATAAAGTAGAGAGCCCCGTGGCGCAGCCGGTAAGAGAAAAGACGGTGCTGAATGACGAACAGCTGAACGAGCTTTTGAAGACGCTGAGCAACGATGGTGAGCATGAGAAAGCATGTATGCTGGCGCTTGCAATGTGTTCAGGGCGACGTAAGTCCGAACTTGTTCGATTCAAAGCAAATTACTTCGACGACAAGAACATCATTTATGGCTCTTTGTACAAGACGCCGGAAACGGTTAAGACCAAAGGGCGCGGCAAGGGTAAGTTCTTGCATTGCTATACTCTTGCGAAAAAGTTCAAGCCATATTTTGAGGCTTGGATGAATCAGCGCAAAGAGAATGGCATTGAGAGCGAATGGCTCTTCCCATTAAAGAGTGATTCAACGCAACATATGAACGCTCAGACTTTGAACAGCTGGGCACAGACATTTACGCGGCTGTTGGGCGTGGATTTCTATTGGCACTCTTTGAGACATTTCTTCACAACCGATCTCGTGCGAAGCGGATTGCCAGATGGGGTTATCCAAGACATTATCGGTTGGAGTTCTGCAGATATGCTGAGACTCTATACTGACATTCCAGTTGATGAGCAGCTCGGCAAATACTTTGATGAAAATGGCATCAAAGCAAATCAACAAACGAACATTTCAAATCTTTAAGTAGAAAGGGATAAATACAATGAATAAAAGTGAATTTATTGACCGTTTGGCTCAAAAAGGATATACGAAAAAGTCAGCCAGTGAGATCGTGGATGATGTGATCCAGACTATCAGTGAGGTGCTGGTGGAGGGTGAATCCATCCAGTTCTATGGCTTTGGCACGTTCTCTGTGCGTGAGTCCGCAGAGCGTGAGGCGGTCGATTTCCAGACGAAGGAGCGAATCACCATCCCTGGTCACAAGACTCCTAAGTTTGTTCCTGGCAAGTTGCTGAAACGTGCTGTCAAGGAGGGCATCCTCCGGGAGTAATTCTCTCGGAGGCATCCAATGCCTAAAGTCAGTAAGGTAACAAGGGCGGCGAGTACACGACCAGGGGAGGCTTCACCGCCTAAAGAGACTCTTGACAAACATGTTTGTACGCGGTGCGGTCAGATCTTCAAGAGGCAGAAAAACAATTTCCCCTGTTCTCAAAGTCCTTTGTTCCGAGGAAACGGCGGATACTTGCCTGTATGCAATCGTTGTCTTGACGATCTATTCGAGCACTACAAATATGTTCTCGGAGACGAGCAGGAAGCCATGCGGAGAATCTGCATGAAATTCGACATTTATTGGCATTCCGAGATTTACGGGATGGTCAGTAAGGCCAATACTTCTGCATCTCGGGTTCGCGGATATATCAGTAAGACGAACCTACTTAAATATGTAGGAAAAACGTATGACGATACGCTTGATGAAGAATCACAGATTGTGCCCATTGGATATACGGCAACTATCGGTGACTTCGATGTGGATCAGCCGGTAGAGTTCGGTAATATCCCTTCTCCTACGGCAGAGGTTATTGATTTCTGGGGGCCGGGATATACCCCCGAGGTATATTATGATCTTGACCGCCGTTATAAGAAATGGACAAGCGGTAAAGAAGATGCAATTGACGAGAGTAGTGCGGCTCTGTATAAACAGGTCTGCCTGTGTGAAGTAAATATTGCAAGAAATATGGCTGCAGGCAAGCCCATCGAGGCAGCACAGAAATCCATGGGCGAGTTGCTCGGAAGTCTTAATGTGAAGCCCATTCAGAAAAAGCAGGATGAAGCGGCGAATGAATCATTTGATAATTTGCCCTTTGGTCTGGGCATTAAGATGTGCGAGAATATGAGGCCAATCCCCAAGCCCGATCCACGGTTCGACGACGTGGACGGAATTGTGAGATATATTTCGATTTGGTTCCTCGGGCATCTTTGCAAGATGCTTGGTATCCGTAATACATACTGCAAATTGTATGAAGACGAGATTGCCCGATTGCGGATAGAGCGCCCAGAACTCGAATCCGAAGATGACGAAAGCGTCTTTAATGACATCTTTGGAGATGATATTCGTGAAGACGGCAGCTAAAACCGTAAGACTGCACGAGGGCGCGAAGAACGAGCATCAAGAACGGGTTCTTGAAGGCGTTGCAATTTGGGCGTCTTATTATCGTGCAAACATCCACAGGTTCGTCGAAGATTATTTCCATATCCAATTGAAACTATTTCAAATATTCCTGCTGTACATGATGAATGTGTGCAGCACGTTTGTGTTCATTGCGTGCAGAGGTCGATATAGTAATCGCGCAAAAGGGTTTGGCGGATAGACACCGCCCGCCCTCCTAACTTAAGGAGGGATTTATATTAAAAGTGGTAGAAAGAGTATTTTTTCATTAGCGGAACAAGAATACATTCGTAGCAACTATCTTAATATGCCGTATAGCGACATCGCAGATATACTTGGATTCACCGAGCGTCAAATACGGGGGTGGATAAATAACCATTGCTGCAAAAAGAACAGGGTGTTCAACGCAAATTATTTTGACTGCATCGACTCTCCTGTAAAGGCATACTTCCTCGGTCTGATATATGCAGATGGCTGGATTTCTGCTCATAAAAGAAAAGAAACAGGTACTTATGCGTATGAATTCGGAATTCAGCTGCAAAGAAATGATCGGTATTTGCTCGATTTGCTCAACTCCGAATTAGGAGGAGTTCACAAAATTGAAGACACTGAAGCCAATTTTGTTATTGCAGACAATAAATATCCGAGTCATGTCCTATCGTCTGTTCTGCGAATTTATTCTAAGCGGCTTGTCATGTCATTGATGAATCACCATATCACTACGGACAAGACTTATTCCAATCTGTTTCCAGTAGTGGATGACAGTCTGTTCATATATTTCATAAAAGGTTATTTTGATGGCGATGGATGCGTATCTGCAAATAAATATGGAAAGCCTGTAATTCATTTTACTGCGTTTGGAGATGAGTTTCTTCTTTATGTTCAGAAGAAGCTCGACGAATTGTACAATATAAAATCATCAATTTACGCTGAAAATGACAGAAAACATAGGCTTATGATTTTCAGAAATGACGACGTATGCAGGTTCTATGATGTACTATACGCCGATAACTGTAATGTGCAACTAAAGAGAAAATACGATAAATACTCAACCCTACTTGGCCTCTCCGCTTAGTAATAAGCGGTTTAGAAGCGGGCAAAATCGGTGGAGCCTAAGTGTAGTCCATATGGTAATACCGAGGTAAACGGAGATCACCGTCACTGTAACGCATAGCTGGTGAGCATTAGGAGAGCAATAATCCAGCCACGAGTGCCCGCCTTCCTATATAATAGGAAGAAAATGTATGCTGATCTTGTGGGAAACCATAAGAGCCGAGAGATAAAAAACTCTCGGGATAACATAATGCTTGGTAAGTCATATCTCAGCGCTGTATTCTGCTGTGCAAGATGTATCCTCTATCCAGGAACTCACATCTGCATTGCTTCCGGAACGAGAGGTCAGAGTATCAACGTGCTTGAGAAGATTATGACTGAATTGAAGGACGAGTCCCCAGAGCTTAATAGCGAAATAGACTGGAACAACACGTCCATCAACAACACAAACGCCAAGGTAACTTTCCGTAACGGCTCGTTTATTAAAGTCGTAACTGCAAGCGACTCATCTCGTGGTAATCGTGCAAACGTATTGCTGATCGATGAGTTCCGTATGGTTAAGAAGGATGTCATTGACACCATTCTCAGAAAGTTCCTGTCGGGCGGTATGAGACGCCCGGGATATTTGAAGAATCCTCAGTATAAGCACTTGAAAGAGCACTCGAAGACGCTATATTTGTCAAGTGCTTTCTATAAGGATCATTGGTCGTATACGAGATGCAAAGATAGCTGCCGCTTTATGTTGGATGAAACGAAGAGCAGCTTTGTTTGCGGATTTCCATATCAGCTTTCCGTACAGGAAGGGCTACTGCTGGAAGAGGATGTCATTGAGGAAATGTCCGAATCGGACTTCAATGAGATTAAATGGGCTATGGAGATGTGTGCCGAGTTCTGGGGAGATACCGAGGGTTCCTTCTTTGGGTTTGAGGCTGTGTCCAAGAACCGAAAGATTGAGTATCCGATGTTCCCAGAGGAGATTTCTTCCAAATTGCCCTCCGCCAGCAAAATCAAGATACAGCCAAAGCAACCAGGCGAAAAAAGAATACTATCTGCCGATATTGCGCTTATGGCTTCAACAAAACATAAGAACGACGCTTCCGCAATCTTCGTTAACCAGCTCATGCCTACCAAGGCTGGTAAGTACACAAACAATATTGTGTACACCGAGAGCAATGAAGGTATGCACACCGAAGACGAAGCACTAAGAATTCGCAAACTGTTTGATGAATTTGATTGCGATTATATCGTATTGGATACTCGAAACGTCGGTCTGAGTATATATGACGTACTTGCCAGAGATTTGGCTGACCCTGATACGGGCGAGGTTTACCCTGCCCTGTCTTGCTGCAATAATGCAGATTTGGCATCCAGATGTACGTCATATGGAGCTGCAAAAGTTATTTGGTCGGTCAATGGTTCTGCGAAGTTCAACAATGACTGCGCCATTGCTTTGAGAGAAGGCTTCAGAACTGGCAAGATTCGTTTGCTTACTACTGAGTATGACGGAGAAGGCGCACTGGCGGCTTTGAAGGGCTTCAACAATCTGAGCCTTTCAGATCGTTCAATGATGCTTACCCCATATGTCAATACAACACTGTTGATCGGTGAATTGATTAACCTAAAGCACGACAGTAGTGGCGGTACGATGAAGCTGAGTGAAAAGAGTGGTTCAAGAAAGGATAGATATTCCAGCTTGAGCTATAACTACTGGGTTTCTATTCAGCTTGAAAATGAAATGCGCAAGAATGCAAACAGATCGTCCGATTCGTTGGGTGAAGTGTTTGTTGTTCGTGCGCCTAAAGACAAATTGCGAGAAAGGAGAGGTCGCCGATAATGGCAAGAAAAATTACGGCTATACAGGATTTTTCTGAGAACAATCGCCGCGATGTCGGCGTATCATCAGAGTTTCCTTTCGCAGCAAGGGTTCCTGAACGATTTGCCACAATCAATAAATTGATCCTGCGGGATCTGAATGGAACGAATACGTCTCCGACTTTCTACTTGTATACTAAGGATGAGATTGCTTCTTATCTGAAGAATCCATATCAGTATGAGAAGAATCTGCGCAATGCTGTTATTTATCTGTATGGCGCGAGTTCTCATTTTAGGAGACTGATTCAATACTTTGTTTCCCTGACGGATCTTTCTTATGTTGTTTCCCCATTCCGTATTGATACTGCTACTGCAAAGCCGCAAACAATCAAGAGGAATTATAGAAGAGTTCTCAATCTCCTGTCTTCGATGGACATTAAGAATCAATTTGAAAAGATTCTGACTGTCTGTCTGAGAGAGGACATTTTTTATGGAACGATTTGGGAGACTTCGGATAGTATTATCATTCAGCAGTTGCCATCCGACTATTGCGCTGTTTCCGTAATTGAAGACAATGTGCTGAACGTATCCTTTGACTTTTCTTATTTCAGATCATATCCTGACAATCTTCCTTTATATCCTCCTGAGTTTCAAACGAAATTCAACTTGTATGAAAAGGACGTTGCCAAGATGAGATGGCAGGAGCTTGATTCCCCCACGTCGTTTGCTATCAAGTGTAACAAAGACATTCTGAATTACTCTATGCCTCCGTTCGCCGGAATCCTGCGCGAGATATACGATCTGGAAGATTATAAGCAACTCAAGCTCACCAAGACAGAACTTGAAAACTATGCGCTGCTGGTTATGACGCTGGGGATTGACGCAGACGGCAACTGGCAAATGGATTTGACAAAGGCTCAGGAATTCTATCACAATCTCGATGACATTGTGCCGGAAGAAATCGGCACTGTCCTCTCACCCATGCCTATCAATAAGATTAGCTTTGAACGCAATCATGCCGGCGATACAAATACGATTGCTGATGCAACATCGAATTTGTTCAAAGCAGCCGGCGTATCGGAACTTATGTTCAATAGCGACAAGGCATCTTCTAATGCTCTGCTTCTGTCCATCAAAGCCGACCAGGCTATGACATACAGTATCGTGAAGAGCATCGAATGCATGGTGAACCGTTTTGTCAAGCGACATAGCTTTGGCAAATATTTCAAAGTTACTTTCCTTGATTGCAGCCCATTTAATAGGAAGGAAGTCGGAGATCAATACCTGAAGGCTTGTCAGTACGGAATGCCTATGGTGTCCTATTATTGCGCATCTCAGGGCTTGCTTCAGGATGAAATGGACTGTATGAACTTCCTCGAAGACACTGTTCTCGGTATCAAGGGTCGCTTTATGCCCTTGCAGAGTTCTTCTACTCAAGCAGCAACAAGTGATACTGATGGTGAGGTTGGTAGACCTACAAGCGAGATCGACGAACTGTCTGATAATGGAGAGAAGTCGCAGGAAAGGGATGAAGAATAATATGAAATTTATCTACGTTATGGACAAAAAGGCCAAGAAAGAACTGCTTAAAAAAGGCTTTACTCTGTTGAAAGAGGATGAAGCAAACAGTATCTGGGTATTTGAAAACAAATACGTCAACGATGAGGCTTGCTTTAATCTGGATGTGGAGTGTTTCCATGTTCTTTCAGATGTCCTGACATTCTGACGCGCCGTAACAGGCGCTTTTATTATGCTCGAAAGGAGGTGGAGGCAATGATGAAAGATGCTACACAAAATGAGAGCTGCAATGTGGTTTTTGAATCATCAATTGCTGATTGGACGGAAGTGAATTCTTCTTTTGACAGAGGAATTTTGCGAATTGCTTATCACGGCAAGAACAGAAACAAAATGTTCATCAGCAAAAAGGCATTCAATGATGCAATAAAATCAGTATTTAATTGCCCTGTTGTTTGCAATTACATCCGCGAGACTGACTCTGTGGGTGCGCATGATGTCGATATTGTCAAGAAAGACGGAGAAGTGCGCATGGTGAATATCACCACCCCTGTTGGCGTTGTGCCTGAGAGTGCTAATGTGTGGTGGACTGAAGTAACGGAAGCGAATGGCGAAGTGCATGAGTATCTTTGCACGGACATTCTGATTTGGAAACGACAGGAAGCCTATGAGCACCTTAAGGAAAATGGCATTACAGATGAGTCTATGGAAATCCGCATTATCAGCGGAAATAAAAAGGATGATGGATTGTACCATATTGACAAGTTCGAATTTCTTGCCTTTTGCCTGCTTGAAAGTGCTCCCCCTTGCTTTGAGTCTGCCAGCATTGAGCTGTTTACTTTGAATGACTTCAAGACCAAATATGCCCAGATGATGGAGGATGTGAAGCGAGAATTCACTACAGTCATTACTGCTTCGGCAGATGACATACATACACAATCTTGCTCGAAAGGAGGAACATGTGAGTTGGATGTAAATGAGCTGATGACCAAATACAGCCTTTCTGCCGAAGATATTACCTTTGATACAACTGATATGCCGATTGAAGAGATCGAGCGTAAGTTTGCTGAGATCAAAGCCGCTAAGGACGGCACTGCCGCCTTTGATGAAGAAGATACCGGCGAAGAGGCCACTGGGGATGAGGCTGCGGCTGATGCTACCAGCGAAGGCGGAGATGAAGATAATCCCGAAGATGGATCTGATGAATCTGAGACGCCGGACGAAGATGAGCATCAGGATGATGACGATGATGATCCTATGAAAAAGAAGCAGGATTATTCTCTCACTGCCAGCCAGTTCATGAGCGAGCTTTACGATGCGCTTGATGCCGTAAGATACAACGATCCTTACTGGGGAGATGTATGCAAGTATTGTTTCCTTGATTATGATGCGACGCTGAATGAAGTGTACGTTATCGACATGGAAGATTACAAGCTGTACGGTATGCCATTCAGCATGAATGGAGACAAAGTTGTTGTTGACTTTGCTCAGTGCAAGCGTAAGAAGACTTGCTATGTTGATTTCGACGAAGGCGAAGCCGCTTTTGCCGAGAACAAGGCTTTTGCCAATCTGATTCCCAAGCTCCATGAAAAGTTCAAAGCACTGGACGAAGAGCTGAAGACACTCAGAACTTTCAAAGAAAAGATCGACGAACAAGCCCGCAAGGATGAAGCGAATAGCGTTTTCGCAAAATTCTCTGACCTTACAGGGAATGCGGACTTTGAGGCACTGCAGGAAAATTACGGTGATATGACCGCAAGCCAAATCGAAGAGAAATGCTTTGCAATTCGTGGCCGCAGTATGTCCACGAATTTTTCTTTGGGTTCACAAACCAAACCGATTCGTCTGCCTATTGAAACGCAGACAAGAAAAGATGCCGACGAACCATATGGCGGAATTTTCGCTAAGTACGGAATCGGCAACAGATAACAATGGAGGTATACAAATATGGCTAATGTAAAGCATGGTGTGATTCGCACCGACCGTATGTACGGTACTGACGTTGGCGCCAATCTGGTTTCCGTGAAATATATGGGCGCTGGCACTACCGAGACGGCCATTGATAATGGTTGTGTCGTTGCGCTGGACGGCCTGATGGCTGGTCAGCGTGAAATTTATAAGGGCGTCACTCCCGCCGCCAATACTGCGCTGGGCAAGATCGCTCTGATTGCCACCCCCGAGGTGATGTACGACGAGCGCAAAAAGAACCTGGAGGATTACGAGAATGAAGCTGGCGTTACTTGCCGTGGCTACATTCTGCACTCCAATGACATTTTCAGCGTGACCGCTGAGGCTCTGGCTGCCGCTGCAGAGATTGCTGTTGGCAACATTGTTGAGGTTCAGGCTGGTGTCAAGCTGAAGGTCGTTGCTTCTGCTACTTCTGGCTCTACCGCCGTTGGCAAGGTTATTGCCATTGAGAAGGCCGGCAGATATACCTATTACGTCATCCAGGTTGACTAATGGGCGCAAATCATAAAAGGAGGTAAACAACTATGGTTAATGATATTGTTCAGGTTGCCGTTGATGCTTATCATGGCAATGTGACTAAATATTCCGTTGGCGACTCCATGCAGCTGCTTCAGAAGGCACTGGTTGAGGCTAACGGTGGCAGCACTAAGCTGAACTACAAGGCCATCCGTGATGGCAAGTGCGTGGGTCTGTTTGCTCTGGTTGAAGAGATGCTGATGCGCACCGTAATCGAAGGTCTGCAGGGTGATGAATATTTCAACTCTCTGGTGGACTTCCGAAATGTCGCACTGGGCGACAAGAACCTGTTCGAAATCGAAGACGGCGACCTGCTGTTCGATGTCGCTGACGCCGCTGAGGGTACTCAGGCTATTCGTCGTCAGAGACTCGGCGGAGTGAGCGAAACGTCCATCAACACCCAGTTCAAGGTGGTTAAGATCTATGAAGAGCTGAACCGCGTTCTGTCTGGTCAGGTGGACTTCAATCGCTTTATCGCAAAGGTTTCTGAGTCTTTCCGCCAGAAGCTGCTCAATGACATCTATGGCCTGTGGAGCAATGCAAGCGCTGCTGACTTTGGTGGCGATGCTTATTTCACCGCTGGCACCTACGATGAGGACGAGCTGCTTGAGCTGATCTCTCACGTTGAGGCAGCTGCTAATGGTCGCAAGGCTACCATTATCGGCACCAAGGTGGGTCTGCGCAATCTGGCTCCTTCTATCCAGGGCACTGAGTCCAAGTCTGACCTGTACAACATGGGCTACTACGGCAAGTTCTACGGCACTGATGTCGTGGCTATTCCTCAGCGTCATAAGATCGGCTCTACTGAGTTTGTGCATGATGATAAGTTGCTGACCATCGTTGCCGGTGGCGACAAGCCCATCAAGTGCGTGTACGAAGGTCAGTCCACCATTATCCCTGGTGAACTGTTCAAGAACCAAGACCTGACTCAGGATTACCTGTACGGCGAGAAGTACGGCATGGGTATTATCCTGGCTGGCGGCAACGCTGGTATTGGTCGCTACAAGATGACTGCCTAATGTAACAACGGCGGGCTGGAAGAGATAAACTTCTGGCCCGCTTTTTTGAATGAAAGGAATGTAATATGCCAAGAAAAATTACAACTACTCCGTCTGCAGATGCGGTGGAGACTAAGAATGTCGTTAAAAAGACGGCTGCTCCTGCTAAAGAAGTCAAAACGGCTAAGCAGGAACCACTTGTGGTCGAACAGGAAACTCCTGTGGCCGAAATGGAAACTAAGCAGCAGTATCGCGTAAAGAATACGCTCACCCCCGGCACTTTTGTTACCGTCAGAAATGGTTTCAATGGACGACTGGTATACAAGAGTTCAAGAACCCACGAAAAATATGTGTGGGAGGGCTTTGGGGCTGAACAGGACATTGAACTTCAGGAACTGAAGAATGCCAAGAGTGCTCATAAGGCATATTTTGAGCGCAACTGGTTTCTGTTTGACGATCCAGAAGTTATTCGTTATCTGGGAGTTGAAAGATTCTATGCTTCCGCTCTGAGTTTTGACGAATTCGACGAACTGTTCACCAAGACTCCTGATGAGATCAAGGTTCGTATTGCTGCTATCCCTGACGGACAGAAGCAGTCCCTGATCTATAAGGCGAAGCAGATGATCGCCGATGGAGAAATTGATTCGATTAAGATGGTCGATGCACTGGAAGAGAGTCTCGGCGTTGAATTGATCGAGCGATAAAGGAGGCGGCGACCGATGACCGTTTCCTATGACGTTTTCACAAAAGCATTCTTGGATAAAGTTACAGAGTATAGATTCTGTACCTTTAGCGAGAACAACAGACAAGCTCTGGTGGACGGATATATGAAGCGTGCATGTGCCAAATTTGGCGAGGTGTGCAAGTACGACATCATGAATGGAGATGACGAAACTCGCACATTTACACTCGATGGCATTACCTCTGGCGAGCTTGATGAAATCGCTGATATTGTAAGCGAAGGTATGCTCGTACAGTGGATGAAGCCATATGTGTTCATGCAGAAGAATCTTGAGATGATCTTGGTCACATCCGATCATTCTGTTCATTCACAGGCAGAGCTGGTAAACCGTGTTACCGGCTTGTATAGTCTTTGCAACAAGAATTACACCAATATGGTAAGAGAATATTCTTACCGACATGGTGATTTAACGGGGTTGCATCTATGATGACAATCTATAACACCGAAATCAGTAATCGCATGGTTTCTAATTATATGAACGCTCTCGTTAATAGGTTTTACAAGATTCTGCCTATTAAAGAAAGTGGAGAAGATACATTGAAGCGCTACCTTGAGAGTCTCCAGAGAGAAATGATCGGGCTGCGTGATCTTATTGTCTTTATTCAAGACGATGATAGGTATCTTACGCTTCTGGCGATTATTCAATATTTCATTGACCACGACACGGATGTGGGCACTGTAAGAACAGATGTATTCAGGGCTATTAGCATCCTGAAGAAGCTGCAAAAGAAATACTGCACAAGTGAGGGGTGATACCTTTGAGTGTATGGGAATCATACATGGAAAGAATCTCTCAGGCAGGAACTATGCGCGATGCGTTGGTAGAGCAAGCGAGAAGTTCCATCGCTCAAATGTCTTACGATTCCCCCTCCTGCCGCCATGTAAAAATTGATGGCGTATGGCAGCATGTGCTGATTACTCATCGTCAGGCATTGAATGAAAAACGCATTTGTTCTATTCCTGGCGAACATCTGACCCATGGTGGACTCGTTGATTTTGCAAGATCGAAGTGGCTTATCACTGAGCTTGATGCAGACAATGAGATATATGATCGTGGCTTGATGTTGCGATGTAACTATTTGCTGCGTTGGATTGGGTCTGACGGAGAGTTAAAAGAGAAATGGTGCATTGTTGAAGACGGCACAAAATATCTGATCGGTGAATACACCGAAGATATGATGGCGATTGGTGATGCAAGAATTGCTCTGACGATTGCTAAAGATAAAGATACAAGCGAATTGTGCAGAGGCGCCCGATTCCTTGTTGACGATCCTGATACGGACAAGCCTTTGGCATATCAGATCACGAAGCCCAACAAGCTGTTCAACGTCTTCAACGGAGAAGGCGTTTTCAAATTCATTCTGAATGAAGTTCAGCTTACCAAAGAAGATAATGTGGAGCTTCGAATTGCCGACTATACATCGTGGAAGCCAAGTATTCCCAAGGATGGAGATCACATCGATAGTGATCTAACCATTGGACAGATTGTTGATGCTGCCACGGCAAAGGCAAACGAAAAGCCGGATGACAACAAAAAGGGGTGGATCTAAGTGCAGCTTGAGGAATTTTATGACTATAAAAATCTGCTTATGGAGCACCTGTGCTGCGACCCTGATATTGTCAAGCTGGTGACGGATAATGATGGGGCTGCTGTGCCAAATCATGATTTGCCCTATTATCAGATTTTTCCCTATGAATATGTACCCGAAACCGTAAATGATGCAAAAACATTTATCTGCTTTGATACGGATATTGTAAGCGTTCCAAATAAAACGGTGTATGTCCCTGTAATTTATGTGTGGGTTTTCACTCACAAGAGTAGGCTTCGTGCAAAAGAAGGCGGATGTACGCTGGATAAAATGGCTGTTGCTGTTAATCGGCTCTTAAACGGTAACAGATACTACGGTTTAGGTGAACTAAAACTTGATTCAGTAAGACGGTTCAAGCCGATTACTGATTATCAAGGAAGAGTTCTAACTTTCTACGCCAAGGATTTCAACAGAAGATGGACAAAGCCTGATATTCCTGCTAATCGCAAAGAAGGAATCTAATGGCAAGCAAGTTGTATAAAACCAGTATCGAAGTCAGTGACGCTATATCGGTTATGGTTCCAACTGTAGGCCAGATTATCGATAACGAGGATGATTACTATCAGGTTGCTTGTATGATAGTTGCTACTCCTTATGATATGATGGTTCAATTGGACGATGCTCATATAGACTTTACGAAGATCGATGACTTTGACTTGTTTATACTTCTGTTTGAGAATCTAAGGGCGATGAACACATCACTAATATTTGGCGAACTCGATCTTTCAGGCATGAAGGTTGCGAGATTCGAAGGTACAGGCGAACTTGTTCTGGTGGACAAAGAACGAGATATTACAATTGATCGTGTTGTTCACGCAAAGCTATGCGATAGTATCCGCAATATGCTTCATATGGAGAAGAACAACAAGAAACCTGGTAATGAAGAAGCCCGCAAGTACCTTATTGATAGAGAACGAAAACGCCAGAAAAGAGCCAAGAGCAAGCAAAGAGATTCTCAACTTGAGAATTATATCGTTGCGCTTGTGAATACAGAGCAGTTTCCTTATAACTACGAAACTGTTCGTAATATTTCAATTTATCAGTTCTATGCCAGTCTGAATCAGATTGCTCACAAAATTAAATATGACAATACGATGATTGGCTATTACGCAGGAACCATCAAATTCGAAGACCTGGCTCCTGCAGATAGAACATGGATACTAAATACCCAATAAGGAGGAAAACTATTATGGTGAATGTTGCAGATCTTATGATTACTTCACTGGATACGATCACCGCGTATAGCCTGACCGGCGATCCCCGCTTTGTGCTGGATGAGCTTCAGGATGCGACTATCGCAAATACTGAGGAGAAGACCGACATTACCGGTAAGAATGGCCGTAAGCTGAATTCTCTGAAGAGAAACAAGGCTGTCAAGATTACTGGTACGAACGGCATTCTGTCCGCAGGTATGATGGAAGCTCAGGTCGGTTCTCAGTTTGTCAGCAAGGACAGCACTCCTGTTGACCATGTTGACTATCAGGTCATTACTGGCAATGCGGCAACTACTGAATTCAAGGCTGTCGGTACTGCCGGAGCCGAAATTCGTGCCGTGTATATTGTCGGTGCAAACAACGTGGCTTCTACGAAGCTGACTCAGGACACTACTGTGGGTGAAGGTAAGTTTACTTATGATCCCGAGACGAAGGCTCTGGCCTTTGCTGAGGGTGCATATCCCGATGGCACTGCCATCCGTGTGTTCTATACCCGCAATATCGCTGGTGACGTGCTGGAGAACCTCTCCGACAAGTACAGCGAAAAGCTGCGCCTGACCATTGACGGTACTGCTGAAGACAAGTGCGGCACGATTTACCGCATTCAGTTCCGCATCCCCAAGGCTGACTTCAGCGGCAACTTCGATCTGGCTCTGGGCGGCGACCAGACTGTTCATGCCTTCGAGGCTGAGTCTCTGGCCGGTTCTTGTGGCGGTAGCGGTGCCCTGTGGGACTACACCGTTTTCGCCAGCGACGCCGCTGATGCGGCCTAATACATATGCCCAAAGTCACCAAAGAGTGTAAGGTGTGCGGCAAGCAATATACCGCTTGCTGCACTGCCAACTGGGGTGTATTTCGCTGGCGCGATGTAGCTTGCAGCATGGAGTGCGCACAGGAATATTTCCGGCGCGTTGAAGAGTCCCGCAAAAAAGATCGGGATGAAAGCAAAGCAAGTGAAGAATAACCAATGAATGTTGGGAGGAGAAATTTTGACGATACGACTTTTCTCCTCCCTTCTTTTCAGCGGAATGTTCAACTTGCGACGGAGATGATAATCATAGAGCGTTCAAAATACAATGTTGATCCTGACAAAGCAAAACGAACGTTTGACGGAATTGTTTTTGCAAGCGTTATGGAAATGAAATACTATCGGGATGTAGTATTGCCTCTTTCGAGGAGTGGCGAGATTACTCACTATGAATTACAAAAGGAGTATGTGCTACAACCAAAGTACATCCATGAAGGTAAAGCTATCCGCCCCATTACATATGTGGCGGATTTTTATATCGAATATTCAGACGGGCACATTGAGGTCATTGATACCAAAGGATGCGCCGATTCTGTTGCAAAGATCAAAAAGAAAATGTTCATGTACCAGTACCCTGATCTTCCATATAGATGGATTACATATGTCAAGAAATGGGGCGGCTGGTGTGACTATGATGAAGTAAAACGGCTTAGAAAAGAAGCTAAAGCTGCTGCCAAAGAGGCAGAGAAAGAAAGGACGAACAATAATGGCAAGTAAGAAGTTTACTATCAATACTCTGATGGAATCTATCCCCGAGGTTAACAAGACTGACATCAAGCTCGAAGGCGAATACTTCAAGGATGTGACCGTTCAGGTGCGGCGCACTCTTCCCTTGGAAGATGCTATGAATTTTGTCAAGGATATTACTGCCACCTGTATCGATGACGAGCAGGCTGAGTTCATGCCCGAGCTGTTTGATTTTGCGGTTCGTATGTATGTCGTGATGTACTATGCCAACGTCGATCTGAGCAAGGATGTAAAGAAGGCATATCGCATTCTTTATGATACTACGCTGTTCGAGCAGGTATATGCTCATGTAAATACGGCACAGAGCACCAATCTCATTCTCTCTGCCGAAAAGCGTATTGAGCATTGGAAAAACATTCTGTCTTCTTCTTTGGCTGGAAAAGTGTCCGAGATGCTGCGCAAGATGGAAGATGTGATGGCTGGCAGCGAAGAGATGATGGCAGCTATCGATGGCGATGAGTTCAAGGCCGCTGTTGCTCGTCTTTCTGATTCTGGTGTGCTGAAAACGAACGAGCCTTCTGTTCCTGCGGAATTGAATGATTCTATTACGGAATCTGTGACACCTGACGACGTTGCCAAAGCAACTGAGCTGATGGCTGGACTTATGCCTCAGAATGCGCCCAGCGCTCCTGGCAATGTTGTATACATGAAGAAAAAGAAGTGATGAGCTGTGGCTATTACTTGGTATGACAACATAGATGATTTGATTGATGCTGTTAGCTCTCCTCCGACCGAGGATGTCATAAAGCTAATTGCAGATGAAGTCGAAGCCATTTTGCTGAAACACATAAAATCTGACATTTATGGAGTATACACACCCAAAGAGGGTGCGTGGGTCGGCGGGTCTACCTATATTCGCCGCCATGTTTTAGAAGACAACATTAAATCTACCCTGGAAGCGGATGGAACGCTTGTGACTACCAGTGATGCTCCTGCGGGACAATCTGTAGTCAAGGGATATAATTTTTCCAATGCGGATTCTGGGTTCTTGCAGCTGCTGGAATCCGGGCATATGGGGATCTGGAAAAACGGTTTTGCCAGACCTGTAGTAGCAAATGCGCAGAAGGAAGTTGATAATAGCGCGAAGATTCGCTCCATTCTCGAAAGCGGAACGAAGAGGGTGATGAACAAATAACGAGTGCAAGGCACGGACGGGCTAATTGCCCTCCGTGTCTTTTTGCATAAGGAAGGTGAGACTGTGGCATTTGGTGTAAAAGTTAAGCTGGACGTAGAGGTTATCGGCGGTAGCAAGCTACGCTCTCAAATCCAGCAAGCTGTCGAAAACGCTACACAAGGTAAGCCCATAAAGATCAGGCACCTGTCTATTGATCTTGGAAGACAGGAAGCACAACGTATTTCTAAACAACTTGAAAGTGCAATTGCCTCACAAGACATTACTATCAAGATCGCAAAGATTGATGCCAGCAAGCCTGTAGCTCAGTTGAAAAAGCAACTTACTACTATGCTTAGCGGACTTTCAATTACGGGACTCAAGGATTTCCTTGGTGCGGACGGTGTAGCCAGCTCTTACGACAAAGCGACGGCAGCTGCAAATAAATTGGCAGAAGCTCAGGAAAATGTCAGAAAAAGAACTGAGGAAGCCAATGTTGCACTTAAGACGCTGAAGACCGTTCAGTCTACGCTCAATACAGTTTTCAAGAGTTCTTCCGGCGTTGGCGATCAAGCCAAGCTGGAGGCTTATCTTACTACATATCGTGAGCTTCTTGTTGCCAGCGAATCTGCGAAAAATATGCAGGGTGATGCGCAGGCAGCAGAAGTAATTCGAATTACAGCCGCCACCGTTGCGCTGAAGCAGCAGGTTGATGCTCAGCTTGAAGCCGAAAAGGCTGCGAAGAAGAAAGCGACGGCAGCAAAATCTGCGGAAGAAACCGCACGTCAGGCTTCAACAGAAGCTGAACGACAAATGCGGAAAGAAGCCACTCTGGCTAAGCAAATATCTCAGCTCTACCAAAGAATAAATGCGTGGGCTAAGAATAATCCAAAAGCATATGCTGCGAACAAAGTAGCTATTGATGCCATGTTGTCAAGTCTTAGCAACGGAAGCATTGAGGCTGCTTCAGGGTTAAAGCAACTGGATGCTCGCTTCCAGGAGATTATAACTTCTACTCAGCAAGCGGGGCTTACAGGAAAAACATTTTTTGACGTTCTAAAGGCTGGTTGGGCAAAGTTCGGAGGCTGGACGCTTGTTACTAAGAGTATGATGGCTGCCATTAACACCGTAAAAGATATGGTGAAAGCGGTTATTGAACTCGATACTGCAATGACTGAGTTGAAAAAAGTTACTGATCTCTCTTCTCAGGCATATGCAAACTTTGCAGCAAAAGCGACGCAGACAGCAAAACGCATTGGAGCAAGTGTAGCTGATACAGTAAGTGCCACTGCAGATTTTGCAAGACTTGGTTATAACATAGAAGAGGCTGCTTCTTTGGCTGAGGCAGCGTTGGTCTACAAAAACGTCGGCGACGGAATCGAAGATATTACTATTGCAACTGAATCTTTGATTTCAACGCTTAAGGCATTTGGCATTGAAGCCAATAGTGCAATGAACATTGTTGATATGTTCAACGAAGTTGGCAATAACTTTGCAATTTCTTCCAGCGGCATTGGCGATGCACTTCAGCGTTCCGCATCAGCGCTTGCGGCTGCCGGCAATACTATTGAGCAGAGTATCGGTCTGGTAACTGCTATGAACTCCGTAGTTCAGAACCCCGAATCGGTTGGTACTGCACTTAAGACACTTACGATGTATCTTAGAGCCGCAAAGACAGAGGCGGAAGAAGCTGGCGTTGAAACCGAAGGAATGGCGGATAGTGTTGCGGAGCTTCGCGGAGAGCTGAAGGATTTGACTGGTGTTGACATCATGATTGATGATAGCACTTTCAAATCCACATATCAGATTATCAAAGAAATTGCAAAGGTTTGGGATAGCCTAACTGACGTAAGTCGAAGCAATGTTCTCAACCTTCTTGGCGGTAAACGCAACGCAAACGTTATTGCATCTCTTATTACCAATTTCGAAGATGCTGAGAAAGCCATGAAGAGTGCGATGAACTCTTTGGGATCTGCGACTGTTGAAAACGAAAAGTATCTTGACAGTATTGCTGGAAAAATTTCCGTCTTTAAGGCGAATTTTGAAGAGCTCTCAAGCACAATCGTCGATTCAGATCTGGTCAAATTTATAGTTGATTTCGGAACTGGCGTTATTGGAGTTCTTACGAAGCTAATCAATGTCATGAATATGCTCGGTGGACTCAAGACAATACTTCTGGCTGTGTCAAGTGCTTTTCTTGTTCTGAAGGGCGGAATGCTTGGGCTAATGGCAGCAAACACTGTTACTGTTCTGTTTACTAAAGTTCGTTCTGCGATTACAAGTATTACCGCAATTGTCCCTTCTGCTATTGCTGCGTGGAAAGCCTATGCCGCAGGTATCGTATCTGCCAACACTGCCATACAGGCGTCTATTCCTGTTATCGGACTGATTCTTGCTGCAATTTCTGCTGTTGTTGCTGGCGTTTCTTATTTCTCATCAGCAACTGATAAAGCTGCAGATGAAGCTGAAACATCAATCGAAGACCTGAAGTCAGAATTATCTTCACTATTGGCCTCAACACAATCAATAGTTACCAAATTCAGGAATCTTCGAGATTCAGCCGAAGAGACAATTCCAAGATTTATCGAACTTGCAAAGGGAGTCAATTCACTTGGAGAACAAGTTGATTTGACTGATGAAGAATATGACGAATTTCTCAGTCTGAACAATCAGATTGCAGAAATGTTTCCGGAACTCAACCTTGGCATGGATAGTAATGGGAATGCCATGCTTTCTTTGTCCTATTCCGCTGAAACTCTTACAAAGTCCTTGTGGGGATTAGTGGAAGCACAAAGAGCTGTTGCTAACGAAGAATTGGCAAAGACGATGCCAGATGTCTTATCCAATCTTGCCGCACAAGGCGAAGAGTATGTCACTCAGCTTGAAAATCTTGATAGAGAAATCTATTATGCTGCTCGTACTATATATTACAATGCGGGTCAACTTTCAAAAAAAGATTTGCCCAAAGATTACGAGTATGACCAGCGTAAATATGTAGAAATACTGGACAAGTATGGAATCGACTATGTTAATGAATCTGGAAAGATAGTTGTTCAGGAAATCGAGAGCGCTATTTCAATCTTGCAGGATGTTTGGGATAGACAGGCTCTTGATATTATTCGTACATATGAGAATTCTTGGAAACAGTTGAATCCTATTGCTAATGCTTGGGCACAAATCAACCCTCTGTATGAGACGTTGAACAAACCCATGCAGGATATTGTCCAGTATATGATTGCTGGTCTTGACATTAAATCGATTGCACCGACGTCTGCTGATGATATTTGGAATTATATTCAAGGTAATATTATAGCACCGCTTTATAATTCTGCGCCAGAGGTAAAAGAGGCGTTTGCAAGCATTACGAACTGGCAAGAGATGCTCCAAGACGGAGATATGTCAAGTGAAGAATTTGCGAATCACATTAGAGACGCATTTACTTTGCTTTTCTCAGCAATGTCTACAGAACAGATCGATGAGTTCAAGTCTCATTTTGTGTCCGGTCTTGCCTCAATGGGTGTTGCTGGTGATGATTTCGATGCAGTTTTGAGTAACCTGATTACCGAATGGTCAACATTTGGAAAGAAGTCTTCCGAAGTTGCCTCTGAAACAAGCAGTCTTTCGGATGCCATATCTCGTTTGCAAAAAGGATACGATTTATTGGCAAAAGCCCAGGCTGAAATGAGATCAAATGGTGGTTTATCAGTAGATACAATTTCTTCTATTGCTACCATGCTTGGTGAGGGCGAAAAGATTACTGATTACCTCACTTATGAGAATGGCTTAATCAAACTCAATGAGGAAGCATGGAAAACCAGAGCTGCATCGATGATGACCGGCAATATTGCCGCTATTGAAAAGCAAATTGCTGATCTTCAGGTTGAGAATGCAGCATTGTCCCAAGTTCCTGAAGACGCATGGGCAAACTCGGAGCTTATCGATCAGAACACGGAGTCGATTGCCGCTCTTAATGAAGAACTGGAACTTTATCGTGCAATTTATAATGAGATCGTTAATGGTTCTACTGATCCAATGAATCTCTCCACGATGATTTCTGGTCTGGACAGTATTGGCAACAAAGCAAAAGGACTTCTGAGCGTTCTGAAAGATCTTGAAAACGGCACGGCTATGTCTGCCGGTGAAATGGCCAATCTTTCTCTGCAATACGAAGAACTGTTTGGCATGGCTCCAGAGTACGATCTTACAACTTTGGAAGGTCAGAAATCCGCTATCGAAGCAATCATCTCTGCTTATGAGGCAGAATTTGACGCGATTATCGATACTCAAATTGCCGAGCTTGAAACCGCAAAGACAAGAGAAGGAATCACCGAAGCCGAAATAGCTGCTATTGACGCGAAGATTGCAAGGCTCAATACCCTTAAGGGTTTGGAATTGTCTGACATTTATGGTGATGGCGAAGACACGGTAACAAAACAAACCGAAAGATATGGCGAACTTACGGATGCAATTAACGGGGTATCAAAAGCCATCAAACTTCTTACGGATATTCAGTCCGGTGAAGGCGATACTCTCGATATGTTGCAGACTGTCGTCGGCATTCTGCAAGACGCAGAGAATTTGAACCTTGAAGACTTCATCAGTGGCTTCAGTGATGCTGGTGGTATTAACTGGAATGAAGAAGCGATTCGCGCATGGTCTGATTCTCTTGTAGAAGCTGTGCCAGGCATTGAAGAGCTTAATGAGAAGTTCCCTGGCCTTACGCAGTATCTGAAAGATATGGCGGTCGCCGAAATAGAGGCAACCACCGAAGCTGAGAAGTTAGCTACTGCCTTTGACAATGTATCAAAGGTTCTTGATTTCGCTTCGAATCTTGATACAGAAGGAAATGATCCTCTTGAAATGATCCAGACTGCCACCGAACTGGCAGGGCTTGTTGAAGGAACTGATTGGACGAGTTGGGTGTCTGGTTTCGATAAGGCAACGGGAGCGATTTCTTGGAACGAAGAAGCCATTAAGTCTTTTACTGGTTCACTTGTTGACGCTATTCCTAATCTTCAGACTTTGGAAGATACATTCCCCGGCATTACAGATTATCTGAAAGAAAATGCTTTCGCTGCTGCTGAAGCTGAAGTATCTTACGAAGCACTGTCTGATGCAATCAGCGGTGTTGGTAAAGCAGCAGATTTGCTGACGGAAATCCATTCCGGCAGCTCCGATATTCTTGGAATGCTTGATGCCGTTGTTGAAATGGCAGAACAGAGCGGGCAGAGTCTCGATGAGTTCTTCACGGTTGCGAATGGCGAATTTACTTGGAACGAGGAGACTATTCGTGCCTGGTCGGATGCACTTGTTGAAAAGATTCGTGGACTGCCCGGTGTAACGGACGAAGCCATTGAAGCAATTAAGGCAATGGCTCGTGCTGAAGTTGAGGCGGCTACGGCATCTGATCTGCTTTCTCAGGCAATCAGTGGAGTTAAGACCGCATCCTCCCTGTTGACAGACATCAAGTCCGGTGAAGGCGATACTCTCGATATGTTGCAGACTGTGGCAGATATGGCGCAGCAGTCTGGCCAGAGTTTGAATGAGTTCTTCACTATCTCCGGTACGGAGATAAAATGGGATGAAGATGCCATCGTTGATTGGGCTGGCAATCTGGTTGATAGGCTGTCACAGGTTGTCGAAATATCTCCGGAGGTACAAGCGTATCTCAAAGGAATGATTGCTGCTGAGATTGAAGCAGCAACTGCGGCGGAGCGTATGGAGGCTGTTTACTCCAATATGCAGGCTGCAGCTGGTTCACATGGCGAATACGGCGGATATACACAGATTACATACGAGGATTACCAATCACTGATTGAGGCTGACCATCGATATGCCGCTGCGGTTGAATATCAGAACGGTGTTATGGTACTTAACGGCGCAAAGCATGATGAGATTACCGCTAAAATTCTTGACGAAACTCGCGCAATGGCAATGGCTGAAAAGCAAGCCATTCTGATGAGTGATGAATATCAGGAGTTGAGACGAAATCTTGATGCTGGTCTTCTGACCGAAGGTGAGGATCTGCAACGTTTGCTCGATCTGGAAACTCAAATCAAAGGATACGATGTTCTTGCGAAAGAGATTGACAATGCGACAAGTGCCTACTATCGCTGGTTGAACCGTAAGGGTGATGACGGCATGGATCGCTACTCTCAGGCTATGTCTGCCTTTGAGTTAATCGATGACACATTGAACGACAAAGAAAGTGAATACTATGGTCGAATCGGACGCGAAGAGTTTGGTCTGGCTGTAGACTTCGTTCTTGGCGAGCATGTTGAGTTGAATACACCCGAGTTTGACAGAGCGATGAAGTTGGCAGAGCGTTACCTTACGGAAGGAGCAGAAGGAGCCGGCAACTTCTATGATGACTTGGTAAGCCACGGATTACTGGATGCGACAACAGGCGCTCTTGATTCTTCCATAGCTGAGATTGCCAAGACTTTGGGCGTATCTGAAGAAATGGTACGAACAATGATTGACAGGATTAACGAGTACCAAGAGGAAGCAAATAAGATTGAAGTTACTGAGCCGGAAGTCAGTGTAAGCACAGAAGATACCGAGACTGCTCTGGATCAGGTGATTACATCTCTCGAATCCGCCAATGAGTACATTTCAACGATTAGCGAAACCCCACTTGTTATAGCGGTTCAGGAAGAAGAAAAGACGACGACTGGTTTGACAATGATAAGCGATATGCTTGAAGCAATCAAGACCAGTCTGGCTACTATTCTTCAGAATCCTATGGCTTTCAATGTGGACGACCTCTATTCTTCTGTTCAAAGCATCTTTGGCTATCTGGCCGAAATTGGTACAGCTATTGAAACCGCAAACGGCCTTGAATTGGACATCGATGGAAGTGGTAGCGTTGAAACTCTGGATGCGCTGAATTCTGCGGCTGAAGTTGTTGTTACTTCTCTTACGGCCATTTCTAATATTCTGACGGCGATTATTGCTTCAAGGGACGGCATCAACAAACAGGGAATCAGTATAACAACGGGTAGAACTTCATCACTGCTGGGCAGTGTATCTTCCAGCTTGAGCTCCATCATTGGCAAACTCAATCAGATTAAAGCGAATAGCAATATTACTATTCGAATCAATGAAATTACTACCAAGACTACTAAAACGTCTGGCGGCAGTTTCTGGTCGAATCTGTTTGGATCAGCAAGTGTTTCAGGCAATGCAGCTGTCCGTGGTACGGCTATGGCGGCTGGTGGGAATACGCTTGTCGGTGAGCTTGGTATGGAAACGGTAGTCGATCCAGCAACGAATACATGGTACACCGTTGGTGAACGCGGTGCTGAGTTCGTCAAACTCCCGAAGAATGCCATCGTCTTTAACCATAAGCAGACTGAAGAGCTGTTTGGTACAGGACATATTGACAGCAGAGGAGATGCCCTGGCTTCTGGTAATGCGGCTATTTCTCTGAAAGATATTGTATCAAAGGCTGGCTCTGTAATTTCTACGGTCAGTAAAGTAGCATCAGCTGTTTCAAAGACTACATCAAACACAAAGAAACAAACAACGCAAAAGAAAGCTACAAGTGCTGGCAGCACTACGTCCAGTTCGTCAAAATCCGTTTTGTCTGGAATTGTATCTGGGATTTCTAATGCAGTATCAAACGTGGTAGGTGCTGTTTCCAGCGCAGTTTCTGGTGTTGCGGCAGGAGTAGGTGCTTTTGTAAATGGTATTTCTGATGCTGTAAATGGCTCAGGGGTTCAAAGACCTGGCGGAGGAACCTCTTCTGGTGGTAACAAGACCGGAGGATCAACAGGTGGTTCTTCCGGCGGTGGTTCTAAAGAAGAAAACAAACTTGAAAAACTGAAGGAGCAATACGAAGAGCTCAACAAGCAAACTGAGCATCTTATTGCTCATCAGGAGTTCTTGTACAAACAGGCTGAAAAGGGATTGAATTATCCCGGTATGGAGCAATCGCTTCAGAATCAGGCTGAATTGTATAAGAAAATAATGTCTGATTCTCAGGCGGCTGTTACTGCGATGATTGCTGCAGGAGCAAGTGATACTGACGAAGAGCTGCAAGCAATGGAAGAGGCGTATTGGAGTGCCTATGAAAGCCTTTATGATACGCTTGACCAGATCAACTCTTTGTATGTCGATGCGCTCAACGAGAAGATTGATGGAATCCAAAGTGCATATGAGAATCTGAAAGTTGCTGCTGAGGAATTCAATAGCGGAGGTATTACTGTTGATACATTCCAGGCGTTGATCGAGAACGGTGTTCAGTATATGAGCCTTCTCGATAATATCAATGGCCAGTATGTCATTAACACAGAAGGCATCCAACGCATGATGGCTGCGCAGAAGGAACAGTTGGCAATTGAGTCGGCTTTGTCCTATCTGCAAAAGCTGAAAACGGCTTTGGCTGATGGAGAAACGAATGCTGTTGCTGCCCTTGTCAATATGACCGAGGCGCTTAGCACTTCTACATGGGATGCTGTGTATGCGCAGGCTGCTTTGCTGAGAGGTTCCGGTGGGCTTACTGAAGCGCAATACGCTCAGGTTATCGCCAATATTGATGCTCTTAGGGCTATCGCGGCAGCTGTAAATACAGATATTACAGCCAGTGCTCAAGATAATGCAAATACGCAGGCTGAGAAAAACGAAGCGCAAATCGATGCTCTGGAGGAAATTCTGAGCCTTACCGAAGACTTGATTAAGGCCGATGCCGAGGAAAGAATTGAAGCTCTTGAAGATGAAATTGATGCGTATCAGAAGATCATTGATCTGAAGAAAGAATCTCTGAGAGCCAGTAAGGAAGAAGATAACTACACCAAGAATGTAGCTCAAAAGACTGGCGAGATTGCAAAGATTCAGGCCAGAATCGATCAGCTCAAACTGGATGATAGTCGTGAAGCCCGTGCCGAACGGGCAAGGCTTGAAGAAGAGTTGGCTGGTCTGCAGAGCGACCTTGGCGATTTGCAGAGCGATCATTCTTACGACATGCAGGAAAGTGCTTTGGATCAGGCTGCTCAAGAATTTGAGGATGCCAGACAACAGGAAATTGAAGCTATCGAAGATAGCATTAGTTCTGCTGAAAAGTTGTATCAGGCCGCACTCGAACGGTTGAATAGCGGATGGGATACTCTCTACGATGATCTTATTGCGTGGAACACAGAGATGGGTTCTTCACTGAATAGTGAAATCACGGAGAATTGGCTTGCTGCGGCAGAAGCGGTTCAGCTCTATGGCTCCTATTTGCAGGCCGTAAATGGCTTGAAGCAAGAGCAGGAGTCAGCAAGCTCTACTGGTTCGAGCAACACTGTAGCTACGGGCACTCCTACGACAATTCCGACAGCTCCCTCTGTCCCCTCTACCCCGCCTGCATCAGAGCGGACAGAACCGACTCCTTCTGAACCAGAACCAGAACCTATCAAAAAGGTTAAGGTTGTTGACGGCAGATGGAACGTGAGAACCGGCCCGAGCACTTCTAAGAAGATTCTTGGCGTTGTTGGCGAAGGCACTGTTCTTGAATATCGTGGACAAACATCAGGTAACTGGTATGCTGTCAGATACAAGAACCAAGATGCTTGGATCAACAACGGAGGCAGCAAGCTCATTGAAGAATTGCCGCAATATCACCAAGGCGGTGTTGCTGGTGATAAGGCGACTCTAAAAGATAATGAGATTCTTTCTGTTCTGGAGGAGGGCGAACTTGTTCTGACAGATAAGATGAAGAAAGCGGCATACAAGCTGATTGACTTCAAAGATTATCTGGAGAAGAAGCTCGGAACCGCTATTGGTTCTGTGTCCGCCCCGCTTCCGCAGCTACCAGCATTGGCCGGTGTCGGTGCTCTTGGCAATGGAGGCGTGGACATTGGGCAGATGAATTTCAGCCCGACTATCCAAGTCGAAATCAACCACAGCGGCGCTATGTCTGATAAAGACGCACGGCAATATGGCAAGACGATTGCTGATACTGCCATGAACGAACTTTATGAAGGATTCCGCCAGCGTGGTATAGGAAAGATTTTCGGCACAAAACCAACACAATAACAACAATAACCGGGAGGTGAAATACCCTCCCGGTATTTCTATAAGGAGGTGGCGCGGTAGATGGTCGTAAAATTCTCTAACATCGACTTTAGCGAGCGACCAATACTGATACTGAAAAATGCCAGCGATACACCTCTTGGCGTACTTGGATACGCTAAAAATGTTTCTGTTGATCTCAAATACAATGAGACATCAAGCATTGAATTTGAGGTTCCTGAATTTGTAGATGGAGAAGCTACTCCATATTACAATGACATTGCTGGTATGCGCACGCTGGAACTTCAAGGAATTGGTCAGTTCACTTTGGTTTCTCCTTCTGAGAATGGAGACGGCGTGCAGAGAAAAAAGGTGTGCAAAGGATATTCCCTTGAATACGAGTTCGTATACAAGAAGATTTCTCTTCCTGAGAGCACCTATAAGTTCTGGGATGAACTAAACCCGCAGAATACTTTGCTGGGCATGATTATGGAGCTGATGCCGAGTTGGAGCATTGGTTCTGTCTCTATGACGTTGCAGAATAAGTATCGTACTTTTGAAGTGAACAACGAGAATCTCTATAATCTTATCAAAGGAACGGTACAGAAGTCTTATAATTGTATCTTTGATTTTGATACGATGACCAGACGTGTATATGTTCGTGATGCTTCTGAAACGCCGGTTGACAAGCCTGTGTTTCTTTCGCTTGATAATCTTGTGAAGGAAATAGAGATTACAGAAAACACCGAGGACATCTTCACTCGCCTTGATGTGAACGGAGCTGAAGGCGTAACCATTCGAGATGTAAGTCCATCGGGTACAAACAGGATTATCAATCTCGATTACTACATGACTGAAGATAATTTCTCTCCTGCGTTGATTGCAAAATACTATGAATGGAAGCGTCTGTATGATGAAAACAGACAGCCATACTATACACGCTCTGTTCAGTATGCTATTAAGACCGCCCAGAAGGTTACTGAGCTGGCAAAGCTCACTGATCTTCAAGGAGAGATGACCAGCTTGGAAAACCTTCAGGCTGTCGCTATTGAAGGAATTGCGCAAGGCTTGAAGACTCAGGCGGATTTGAATGAAGCTAACGCCAATATTGCTGCCAAGCAGATAGAAATTGACGCTAAGCAAGCTGAGATTGATGCTCTTCAAGCCGAGCTTGAAGCGATTCATCTTCAGCTAAAAGCAATCACAGAGGCTTGCAACTTTGAAAAGTATTTTACGGCTGCTGAATACAAGCTGTTGGATAGATACATCAAAGACGGTGAAATCACCGAAGCAAGTTTCGTTGTTGCCGAGGTTGCCTCATATGAGAATGCCGGAAACGGCAGGAGTGTCGGCTCAATTTCAGTATCATTCAGTGGATGCGAGATTGTGCAAATCGATGGAGTGAACGGCAGCAAAATATATGACATCAAAGGCGGAAATATAACTATCGCCGATGACCTGAGCGCTAATGTGGTTTCGGCTATCATTGATCGTCAGTCAAATGGTTCGTTTGTAGCAACGGCTTATTTGAGCTCTGGCACGATTGCGGGTAATACATTTCCAAGCGCATGTGTTTCACTTACGGGCGACGGTGGCAGCATTACTGCAGGAGCAGATTCTGCAACTGTGAATCTGACAAATGGCTATCGGTACTTTACCCTGGATGCAAGCGAATATGAAAAGCGCAGCGTCGCATGGGAGCTGTATGAATATGGCGAAGAAGTGCTGAATAAGTTGTCGGTTCCATCTTATAGCTTCAATGTTACAAGCGCGAACTTCTTGACGCTGGACGAGTTTGTTACGTTTAAGAATGAACTTACTCTTGGTGAGAAGATTTATATCGACATGGGAGAACGCGGTGTTTTGCGTCCTATTGCGATTGGAGTCAGATTATCATTTGATGATCCTGAAAGCATGGATTTGCTGTTTAGCGATAGCTATGCTTCCGGGGACAGCACATTCAGACTTATTGATTTGCTTGAACAGAGCATTTCTATGGGCAAGAATGTGGAGATGAGCAAGTTTATCTATTCTTCTTTCGTTGATAGTGGTGCAAGCACTGGTTTGCGCGATTTCATGACATCTGCGCTGGACGTTGCAAAGAATGCAATCATGTCCTCTACGAATCAGGCGATCTCATGGGATGGAGCAGGACTTAGGTTGCGCAAGTGGACGAATGATTCTCATACTGCATATGAGCCAGAACAAATCTGGATGAACAACAACAGTATTGTGATGACTGATGATAATTGGGCAACCGCCGAGATGGCGATTGGCAAGTTCCATGACGAGAATCTGGGAGATTGCTGGGGTATTGTTGCACCACGAATTGTCGGTACTTTGCTTGCCGGTGGTACTCTGGTCATTGAGAGTGCAAAGAGAGATGGCGATACTGCCCTTTTCCGCGTAGATGGAGATGGTTGCTATATCTACAATAGCGACATCAGTGTGTGCGGAGATCAGACTCATATTGTATTGAATCCTGACATTGGTTTTGTAATTGGTGCGTATCCCGTATATAGCATCAATGAAGAAACAGGCGTTAAAACACTCATTGAGGAAAACGCTAAGTTCTGGGCAGACACCAATGGTAATCTGAACCTTACAGGCAACATTACAGCGACAAGCCTGATTATCAAAGACGGTGATACTAATAAGCCGGTCGATGAATACGTTGGCGACAGAGTTGATCCCGTGCGTGAGTCTCTTGAAGATTTGATTGATACGGTTGACGGAGAAACCGTTATTCATTATAGCACCTCTGCACCGACTAATCCAGACAACAAAGATATTTGGTACAATACTTCCAGCCATAAGATTTGGCGCTATGACAGTGATGCAAAAGCATGGGAAGACATTACCGATACATCCTTGGGCATCTCCTTAAAAAAAATCAGTGACGCTCAGGCAACGGCTGATGGGAAGATTATCACTTTTGCGCAGCCAAATCAGCCCACTGCAGCCGCTATTGGCGATTTGTGGATTGATACAGATGATAAGAACAAGTTGTATCGCTGGAATGGAACTAAATGGGAAGAATACAGAGATAAAACCATTGCCGATGCTCAGCAGACTGCGGATAACGCCGTTGATTTTGCTAATCGCATCTATAATGGCGAAACGGGTATTTACTTCACAAGCTCAAATGTTTCATCTCTTACGCTCAATAGCACAGTTGGTCTAAAGATTGTCGGCAAAGACAATACATACTTCCAAGTCATGAATACTGCTATGGGATTCTTCAAAGCAGACGGATCGCCTATGCTCTACTACGAAAACGGCAACCTTACGCTGAACGGAATCATTGCTGCCACCGGAGGATATATCGGAGGCTCAGGCGGATGGATCATTGGCACAAACTGTATGTATAACGGAGGAGCAAATACCCTCGGTGCATCTGGCGGCATATATCTTGGCACAAGCGGCATAAGTGTTGGTTCAGCAATTACAATGCAACCAAATGGTTCATTTGTAATCCGAGGTGATAATACTACAAGTGATGATTCGAACTATGTATTAAAGATTGTTCCGTATCAAAATGACCATGGAGAGACAATCTATCAACTGTGCCTTGGCAATATTACTTTTGATGGTTCGTTTGTTTTGCCGCAAGAAAATGGCGGCACTGGCGGCACCGGCAGAGAAGATGTTGGACAATCAATTGGTATATACCGCGTTACTTCAACAACCGAAATGCAGAATTTGCAGAATTCGGTTAATGGCGACTTGTGCATCTTGAATTCAGAGGGCGCAGAAGGCGTATCAATCAGCGGCTCATATACTACATCAACAACCACAAGCCCCGGCTACTTGGCTATTGGCACATACAATGCGACAGGACACAGATATACCAACTACTTTGATATTTCGGGCATTGCATACTGGAATATCGCTAATCTATCTGGTGAAAATGTTTCATCAACATATGCTCGCGTTGGTGTTGGACATACCGTTAGTGGTGCGGCAGGTCTGTTTGTGCCACTCAAAATATCGGCAACCGGAGCAGTTACGTCCATTACCGTAACATTTAAGTTTGCAACAAGACCCGCAAATTGTACACGCGACCTATGTTCAGAGTGGAAAAATGGCATTCATATTTCTCTTTATAAAGGTAATTCCGATTCCAAAGTTGCAACAACAACGTATATGATGCCAGACTCATGGAAAACCAGATCATCAACGCTCCGTACTGCGACTGTAACTTTGAATAGCTCGTCTGGTATAACTGCTGGCGAATACTATTTGGCATTCTATACCAATAGCACATATTCTCTGATGTGGATTCAGCCAGCCAGCGTTGGCATTGCTGGCAAAAGCATCGGCACGTTGGATGGATTGTATTTGCGCAGTGGTAACATGTGGAAATCCATTGCAAGTAGCGCGAATTATGGCATTACTTATGTATTGCCGGCAGCAAGCACTTCTGCACTCGGCGGTGTAAAAATCGGTAGTAATATCAATTTGAGCGCAGATGGCACGATTAGTTTGTCGCAGAGTAACATCATATCAGCTCTTGGGTACACGCCAGCGAGCTCCAATGGAAGTAGTGTGTCGATTTCAAACAGGCTAACTGCCGGAACTCGCATCGCTACGATAACGGTAAATGGCGTAGCCTATGACTTGTATGCACCTACCAGCTCTGGAGAAGCTACGGTTACTTATCCTATTGCCGTTAATAGCGGTGGTACGGGTGCAACGACTGCAAAACAAGCTGTGATTAACCTTGGCATCTTCTATTCGCCCTCATTGCCTTCCACGGGCACAGATGGGCAGATTTGTCTTGTTCCAGTATGAGGAGGATAGCAAATGAAAACTTATGCTGAAGCAGCAACCTCGCTGAAATATGCGAGATATGGATCATCCTCTTGGAGCACGGACGCTTGTCAAGGCGCGTATGAAAACACTTCATCATCAGGTAGCCGCGTAGGAGTAATGGTTTTTCCCAATTTAGGAGTTAATCTGAAAGGAAAGTCAATCAAACAGATTAACTTTGAGATTACATGTTCTGGTGCTGGTTCAGGTAGTTCGGATAAAGTGCTCACGTTCCACGCTGCAAATTATCAATACATGAATACTTCCATTGAAGGAAGTGAGCAAGTTGGTTCGACGCTGGGAACGCTAACAGGAAAATTTTACGACAATACCTCGACCCATGTTTTGAGCACTTCAAGCAATAGTGCTTTTTTTAATGCATTAAAAGAGTACCTCTATAACGGCAATTGCACTCTTGTTATATACAACGGAGAACGATGCACGAGCGATACGCAAGAGTATTCGACGAACTATGCGCGTATCACTGCGATTTGGATTAGCGTATGGTACGAAGACGCTACCGTATGGTATTGCAATAATGGTCAGTGGATTGAGTGTAGCGTTTATTACTGCAATGGCGGTCAATGGGTGCAAGTGGTTCCTTATTACAATAGTGGCGGAACATGGATAAAAACATAGAATAAAAGGAGAAGGCTATATGAAACAATATCAGATTAACAAGGCTTACAGCGCACTGGGCAGACTTGCGAACATGCAGCTGCCCGTGCGTGATTCTCGAAATCTCTACATGCTTTCCAAGCAGCTGGACAATGCTTACAACTTTGAGCTGGAGCAGGAAAAGAAGCTGATTGAAAAGTATCACGGCGTACTGACGGGCGATGGTGGAGTCACATTCCCCAATAGCGATGAGGCAAAAAAGTTTGGCGAAGAGCTTGCTGAACTGAATAATCTGGAGGTCGAAGTCGAATTTGACCCCGTGGTTATTTCCTGCGATGCAATGGAAGATCAGCGTATTTCTCCATTTGATGTTGCCTGTCTGGACGGTTTTGTCATGTTCGAGTAACAAGCCTGTACTAACGGAGGTGGCACATGGCTTTCTGGGGTAAGGCATTTGTGTTCAATGACTTTCCCTGCGAAGAATTTGGCCTGATGCTATACGACATCGGAAACGAAACGCAGGGCGAAGGAGCTTTTGCCAGCACTGTTTCCATCGTTGAAGAGGTTGTCGGCGCACGATGGAAGCCATGGTTCTATGGAGTTAGATATGAAAAGAAACTCCAGATGGACATTATCTTTGGTGTTGACGAAAGACGACTTGACAAAGAAAAGTATCTTGACAGATATGAAATCGATGAGATCGCTTCTTGGCTCACAGGCCACGACAAATATCTTTGGCTTGAAATCGAGCAAGAAGATATGGAATATGTACGTTACCATTGCATGATTTCAGAGCTCTCTATTGTCAGCTATGGAAATATTCCTTGGGCAATGAAGGCTTCGGTTATCTGCGATAGCCCTTATGCTTACCTGTACCCGCAGGAGTTTACCTACGCGATAAATGGCACGCAGACGATTGAGTTTTTGAACGAGAGCAGTCACAATGGGTATTATATGCCTATTCTGGAAATCAAAATGAATGGCGGCGGATCAATCTCTATTACGAATGAAACGGATAAAGGTAGGACGTTCAGGCTGACAAACGTGCCTGCCGCTGCATCCGACATTCTCGTCAACAATGATACATGCGTTATTACCAATAACGCCGATCTGAATCTGTATCCTTATTTCAATTTCAAGTTTTTCAGGCTTGTTCGAGGATACAACACTTTATCAATTACGGGAAATTGTACGCTTACCATTCGTTGCGAGTTCCCGATCAATGCAGGAGGATGATTTTTATGGACAAGACTGAATTTCCTGCATACATACTCCCTGACATCGAGATGTACGGCGGCGATACTGTTCCATGGGTGGTTACTTTGATTCGTGATGATGGATCGAAGTATTCTCTGGACACGGCATCTGAATGTATTTGTACATTGACCTTTTCTCCTTTTAAGGTGACTACGGGACTTGGCGGACGCGCTAATCCCGTAACTCCTCTGCTTACTAAATCAGGAGCTATTGAGGAAGCCTTGGACGGCAGTGCGACGATTGTATTTGACTTTGCGACCCAAGATACGATTGGACTTCGTGGAAAGTTCCTGTATCAAATTGAGGTTGCGCATGATACTGATTTGCGCATTGCTCAGGGACATGTATATATCAAGCAGAACACAAACAGATAAGGAGGAGCTTAAATGAACAGTACGCATTGGCTCAACAAAATCATGGACACCATGTATACCAGCAATTCTGCTGAGTTTTATATTGGCTTGTCCAGCACGGCTCCCGCTAAAGATGGAACCGGCGTTACTGAACCTACGGGCGGAAACTATGCTCGTGTAAAAGTACCTGCTTTCACCACACCTGATAATGGCATGGTCAAGAATACATCTGCATTGGAATTCCCTCGCAGTACGGCTGTATGGTTTGAATCTACTGCAAAGGCAACCTACTGGGTTTTGTTCGATGGAGCTGGCACTGGTGCAAAAGTGCTGTCCAGCGGCAATCTGGATGAAGCCAAGACCATCGAAAGCAATACGGTAATTACGATTGCTGCTGAAACGCTGAGTATCACGCTGACTGACTATAGCCCCAGTGCCTAATAGGGAGGTAGTCGGTTTATGGCAAAGATATTTTTCCCATACATAGACCGGCCTAAAGAATTTCCGTTTCTGCTGGGTCGCCAGATCCGATTTCCTTTCATAGTAGAAGATTTGGTTTACTACTGGACTTTTACTACGGAAGGCATTACTCTCTATCTCCATTCCGAAGACATACCAGAACAGACGCCAATTCTCAAAGACATTCTGTTGGAGGATACGGGAATTACGTTCTATCTCGCCAATGGTTCCATTGGCACACAGACAACTTTGTCTGAGGTAGTGTATATAGAGTTTGAACAGGTCGGACATGGTATTCACACTCTCGGAAGGCTTGACCCGCTGACGCTTGGGGAGATCGATCCATTTACGTTGGGCGAAATTACCGACGTCAGTGCAAACTGGAAGGCGTTGCGAAATGCTATTGTGGCTGCCGTAAGCAATATCACTTCAAGGGGCGATAACCTGCAGATGTTGCTTGAAAGTGACTCAGTAGTAGCAACGGAGAAGGCCATTTTCACAGGAAAGCTATCTTCCTTCATTCATACGACTGGCTTACGCAAGCAACGTACTATGACACTGGGAGAGCTTGACCCTCATATTCTCGAAGACATTGACGCAATGCTGATGACATTCAGAGTATTCGAAAATGTTCCTGCAAGCGTGGTCAAATCAGTATCTCTTACGGATCATAAAACTGGGCTTTTATCTCCGAGAATAGCAATTGAACTGACAACGACAACTGAAAACACCTAAAAGGATGGGCGGTAATTGCACCGCCCTCCTTTTCATTTGAACGGGAGGATAAAAAATAAATGACGAGTCTGACTACGAATCTCAAGTTGTTCCTGACTGGCGCTGACGAAGTAGGTATGACCTTCCTTGAATGGCGCACAGCCATGAATGGCATCGGTAACAACTCCAATATGGAGCTTATTGATGCAGCCATTGGCAATTTGATGAAGAGCAATGACAACAAGGCTGACGGTTTTAGTTTTAATCCTGAAACCGGCGTTCTCCAGCTGACCAGCGGTGGTAAAGCGCTGGCTGGAGCAAACACGTCTGTCACTATTAACCTGAGCAAATATTATACCAAAGACGAAGTGGACGAAATTCTTGAAGAGCTTCAGTCCAATCTCGCGGACAATGAGGCTTTGCAGAATATTCAGTCTACGGCTGTTGGCGATATTGATTGGGTGGAAGACAGCCGCACCATGACTCTGTACAACCTGAACGGCGAAATCAAGAAGGAGCTGACCATTGAGGGCGGCGGTGGAGGCACTGGCGGCGGTACTGCTCACAGTATCCGCATTATCAACGGTATGAGTTCCACCTCTATCACCTCTGCATCTTCATCTTCGACGATCCTGAAGGCTATGTTCTACGAGTATTACGGCAGTGATTCTACCGGTCAGTCTGGTACGCTGGATGTGGACTACAAGCTGTCTACCGAATCTGAGTGGATTTCTCTGAAGAAGGGACAAGTGGTCGTTCAGGGCGTTTCCTTCGACGTTGATGTTACTGACATCTTGACCGTCGGCAAAACTACCAATGTGCGTTTGACTGTGACTGGCGGCGAGTCTTCTCTGAGCAGAACGCTTACCTATAATGTCGCTTCTGTGGAAGCCAGCATTGCAGCTATTAACTTCAATGCCGCCGATGTCTACACCGGAAACGTGAACTTCCAATATCGCTGCATGGGTCGCGGACTGCAGAAGACCGTGTACTTCTACATCGATGGAGAGCTTTACGCCTACGAGGATGTTGGCACCAGCCACAACGAAACCAAGACCAAGCTGATTGAAATGATGGGTAATTATCAGTATGGTGCTCACGATCTGGTTGTTTACTTCGAGACTCCGGACGGAGCTAAGTCCAATGAAGTAAGACTGCCCATCCTCTATAACGATGGAACCGGCACCGAGCCGATGATCGGCGCAATCTGCATGACGGATGAAGTAACGTATGGCGATACTCTGAGCATCGACTATGTTGTGTTCACTCCCAATCAGGAAAGTACCGATACTCTGAATATCAAAGTCTACGCCATCGAAGAAGATGATAAGGTTTACTACTTCTCCACCACTCTGTCCAATGTGCAGAATGGCGTAATCTATAACTGGCAGAGCGCCAATCTGCCTGAAGCTGGAATGGCTTATGTCGAGTTCTCCAGCGGCGATACTGTAAAGACCATTTCAGTGATCGTCAATGAAATTAAGACGGACTATGACATTGAGCCTATCTCTACCAACCTGGTGTACCAATTCACGCCAGAGGGCAAGAGCAACAACGACAGCAACAGAGCAACGTATGAGCATGAATACACGACCGTCAATGGCGTTACCACCAAGGTTAAGGGCGTAAATGAAGGTTTTAACTGGGTATCTGATGGCTACGTTGATGGAGAATGTCTCACGATGAGCGGTACTGCAAAGCACACCATCAAGCTCCCCATTTTCTCTGCCAGCTACACCGACGATGAAGATCAGACGGTTAATCTGGAAAGCTCTGCAAATGCTCAGGTAACAACCAACGGACGTACTCTGGAATTTGAATTCTCCGTGAGCAGCGTCACCGACCAGAATGCTCCGATCATCAAGTGCATGAATAACGACCATGCAGGCTTTATTGTTACACCACAGGTCTGCTATCTGCTGGCCTCAAATGGCAATAACGTGGCTCTGGATGACACGGGCTTCATCGAAAACGAAGAATCTATTCCTGCCGCCTACATCAAGGACGACAAGAGAATCCGACTGAGCTTCGTTATCGAACCTCTGGACACCGTAAATAACCGCCAGTGCGTTAATATCTACATCAACGGCGAGTTCGCTAACTCCAAGCCCTATGACTCCGCAAACGTATATCGTTCTACTGAGTTCATTACCTTTGGCAGCGACACTTGCATCATGAAGCTGTATGATGTCCGCATCTATAACCGTGGCCTGACTACGGATGAAATTCGCCAGAACTTCATGACTTCCCCTGTTTCCGTTCAGGACAAGATTGCCAGATTGGAAGACAACGATGTTATGAACGATGATGGCGACGACGTTGATTACGAGAAGGCAAAGTATAAGTACCCCTGTCTGCTGATTATCGGTGAGCTTTCTCCTTACAAGGGCGCAAAGAAAAAGTGCGGTGCTATCCTGACCAAGCCTGATGGAAACGGTGGTTATACTACCGAATTTGCTCTGCTTGACAAGGATCAGGACGGCAACTACGTTTGCGACACAAACGTACAGGGTACTTCCTCTCAGAAATTCATGCGTAAGAACTACAAGTTGGCAATGAAGAAACTTTCTTATCTGGAAGATGGAAGCATTGAGCTTGATGAAGACGGCGCATATGTCAGAAAGAAAGTAAAGTATTCCCTGAAGGGCAAGGACGAAGAGGGCAACGATCTGTCTATCGGCGAATCTACGCTGTGTTACAAGATCGACTACATGTCTACCGACCACGGAAACACCTTTAATGCAAATCTGGCAGATGGACTCTTTGCTGATAAGACCATTTCTCAGCAGGAAGATCCTCGCGTACAGAATACCATTTGGGGCTTCCGTTGCTTGCTGTTCCGCACCGACGCAGAAACCTATCCGAATGGCGTTATTGAATTCGCTGGCGACGGTTGTTTGAATAACGACAAGGGTAACACTAAGACCTTCGGTCTGGAATGTGACGGCGATGAAGGAAATCAGACCAAGCGTCAGAAGTGGGAATTCCTGAACAACACGAACGCCATTTGTTTCTTCAAGAGTGACCGCCTGATGAAGGTAAATGATCCAAATGCAACGATTCTAAACAAAGAGGTCGTTAATGCACTGGAGTCCTGTTATCCCGATCAGGGTGATCTGAAGGATGATTTCGGACAGGAGCCTAACTACGACTACATTCAGGTGCTGTTCACTTGGGTTTGCCAGCGTGCGAATTTCTGGAACGCTTCTACCGAAACGGCTGCTGTTCCCTTCACATACAATGGCAATAACTATAACACCGAGCGCGAATATCGCAAAGCGATCTTCTTGAATGAGTTCACGAAGCATTTCAACATGGATCATGCCATGACCTATTATGTCTTCATGGAATTCGTTGCACTTTGTGATAACCGTGCCAAGAATATGTTCCTTCGCTGCGAAGATGTTACCGTTGAGAACCTTGTATTCACCGACAGTTCCGTGACTAAGCTGGCTGATATTATCAACAGCGAAACCGGCGAAGTCGATGCCGACAAGATTGACTGGGAAAACTCTACTTTCGCAATTTGGCTGACTGACCTGTATGACCTTGATAGCTGCTTCGGAGCTGAGAACTCAGGTTATGTGCGCATCCCGTATTATGCCGATTGGAACTATACGCTGAATGGAGCTAATCAGTTCAATGGCTATGACAGCGTACTTTGGCTGATGGTCGAGGAAGCTCTGGCCGACAAGATCAAAGAAAAGGCTCAGAGTCTGGCGAGCCAAGAACTGCTGTGCTATGAATCACTGTATCAGGTTCATATCAAGGACAATGCTATGCTGGTTTGCCCGGCTATTGTAAACCGAGATATGGAATACAAATACTCCGATCCGTGGACAGACGGTTACTACGATTATTCTGTCAGCACGAGTAACCCCACCTGGGTACAGACTCAGGCATACAAGTATTTGCAGCGCGGTAGCCGAACGGAACAGAAGGAATCCTTCATTTACCGCCGCAGCCATTTGCTGTACTCCAAGTATCAGTGCGACCAGTACAGAAACAACAATATCAACTTCCGCGCCGGTCAGGACGTTCAGCCTGAAAACTCTGCCATCACTATGAAGGCAACTCAGGCTATGTACTTTGGCGTGAAGTATGGCGATACTGGCAACAACATCAATGCAAGCGGCAAGGTTGCTGCAGGCGTGGCACAGACCATCACGAGCACCCAGCGCATCGGTCGAAGTGATACCGTCTATCTCTATGGCGGCACTGACCTGACCGACATTGGTGACATCTCTGCATTCTATCCCTACGAAATCCAGCTTCAGAAGGCCACTAAGCTGAAGAATCTGAAGATTGGTTCGGATGCAGCTGGCTATCAGAATACTTCTCTCGCCGGTCTTGATCTGAGTGCCTGCACGTTGCTGGAGAGCATCAATCTGATGGGATGCGTCGGACTGGCGAATCCTATTGACTTCTCCAAGAACACTCTCATTCGAAAGATTCATGCAGGTAATAGTATTATTCCTTATCTGAAACTGCCTAACGGCGGCGTTCTGGAGGAATTGAAGGTTGGTGCTGTGAATAACCTGACGGTTCTGAACATGACCGGCCTGACTACATTTGCCTACGATTCCCTCGATAATCTGACGAGACTCCATGTTGAGAACACCCCGAATATTCCCGTGCTGGATATTCTGAAGACTCGCATGAATTATCTGACTGATGGTATTCGTCTGATCGGCATCGACGCAGACATTGGTGATGATACTTCTGTTCTGGAGATGCTTGTAAGCGATACCGCAAAGGGCAAGTATCTGGACAATAACGGTATTCTGTCTACGGACGCTACGAGATACCCACAGGTCACAGGTACGGTGCATTGCACTACGATTGGCTCTCATCTGCTGGGTGAGATCCAGAGCATCTATCCGAATCTGACAATCGATTACGAAAACATCGTTACTCAGTACGAGGTCAAGTTTGTCAACTACGATAACACCGTACTCGACACTCAATATGTCGTACTGGGCGGCTCTGCCGTTGATCCTGTAACGAGAGAAAACAACCCAATCGCTACACCTACCCGTCCTATGACGACCTCTACGATCTTCACCTTCAAGGGTTGGGATTCTACGTTTACCATGATTACTGGTGCCACCACTATCACGGCAACGTACAGTGAAACGACTCGTGAGTACACTGTTCGTTGGTACAACGGAGATAATCTCGTGCAGACTAAGAAGGTACTGTACGGTGGCGAAGCGACTTATGACGGAGAAACTCCCACGGACACGTCCATGGAGCAGTATCTGACTTACAGGCTGTTTGACGGCTGGGACAACAGCACTGCCTACATCACGGGCGATCTTGACGTTCATGCTAAGTATACTCAGGCCGCAGCACCAAAGGTTTCTTCTGGTAAGACCCTGGCAAATATGACTCCCGTTGAATTGTACGCCATGGTACAAACCGGCGTATTGGCACCCAACGGTGGATACAACAGCATCTCAACCAACACCGACTACTATGGCATGATTGAAAGCGGAGACGAATTCGATATGACCTTTGGTCATGATGTCGATTTCGACAATGTTGACAGCCAAGAAATTATTCCTCTGGATGAGCCGAGAACATTCACGGGCAACGCCGGAGACTACCTCGACACGGGCATCAAGCTGTTCGATGAGGACAAGTCTTTCGTTCTGGCCGTTGATTTCCAATTTGGCTCAACCACTGAGAACGGCGTACTGGTTGGTTGTTCCGTCAATGACAATGGATTCCGTCTGCTCTATTCGGGCGGCGGCAAAGTGAACTTCGGTGGCTCCCTCTCTCCCTCAGTATCCTCTACGCTGGATCGTGAGATGCTTATCATCCGCAAGCGCAAGGGAGATAACAATCTGTATGTGTATGCTTCCAATAAGAGTGGTTCCAATCAGGTGTACAGCCGTATTGTGCGCACTCTGGCAACGGAGCATAATTCCACGCTGGCCTTCGGTTGCGCATGGGATTCCAACGACCAGTACGCATCCAACCTGACCGCTGGTACAATCCATTGGGCAAAGATCTGGATGGACGATCTGGGCGATGCTCAGTGCAGAAAACTGGCAGCATGGCCGAGAGAGGTGCAGACTATTCAGGCTGCCGGCAATGATGATTTCATCTTCCGTATGTTCACCAAGACTGGAACCGGAAGCTATTCGGCTTGCTGCTTCCTGCTGAAGAATCTGATGAGCATTCGTCGCAATATGAACCCGACGAACGTCAATCAGGGCGGTTGGGCTGCTACGGCGATGCGCGAATGGCTCAACACTCGCGTGCTGAACGCACTGCCTGCCCAGTGGCGTTTGATCCTGCAACAAGTAGATGTGAAGTCCACCGCTGGTAATATGAGCACGACTGAGTTCGCAACATCTCAGGATTACCTGTGGTTGCCGAGCTGCAAGGAAGTGAACTTCAATACCACCTCCGCCGGATACTCTGGTGAAAGCAACGGTATCTTCAACCTGTTTACTGACAATGCAAGCAGAGTCAAGTATCTCAACAATGGTGAAGGCGCTGCCAACGGCTGGTGGCTTCGTTCTCCGAATACCGGCAGCACGACGTACTTCAACATTGTCCTTTCGGATGGCAACGGCACCAACACCAGCGCGAGCTACGCGTATGGCGTGTGTTTCGGCTTCTGCATCTAATCGCAGATCAAAATAGGCAAAATCGACAAAAGACAAAAAGGCGCCTCTCCCCCTGAGTGGGGAGGGCGCCGTTTGTCTAACTATGAAGCTAAGGATGTGACCTACAATTTCGGTAATCAAAAGCAAGCGTAGCGAATCCAGTATGCAATTCGTAGATACAGCAAGCAAATTACACATTTATACGGTCAAGCAATGCGTAAAATTTCCGAAGCGATATACGTTCTATGTTTCGCAGAACATATCGGATACGGCAAGTGAAATCCTGAAATGCGTTAAGAGCGCAAACAGCATCTATCCCACAAATGCTCACGAGGTGCAGGTGAGGCGTGACTACTTCTTGCGGGCATATGCGGAAACTCAGAGCCTTGTCAGCCTGATTAACGATGCCAAAGAAATGTTTGATATTTCAGGAAGCGCAATGACCGGATGGATGGAGTTAATCCAAGCAGAACTGAATCTGCTGAAAGGCATTTTGAAAACGGATAAGCAACGATATAAGAAAATTTTGAACACGGACAGTTCTGACTCCGACATTGAAGAAACCGAAGAATCAGACGACTAACGATACATATAGGGGCTGTTCTATAATTCACACGCGCTGCCAACAACTGGTGGCTTCGTTCTCCGAATACCGGCAACACGACGAACTTCAACAATGTCAATTCGGATGGCAACAACAACAACAACAACGCGAGCAACACGAATGGCGTGTGTTTCGGATTCTGTGGGGCGACAAACAAATTATTACTGTCGTATGACCAGATCAGACAAAGTAACTCCTATTGGAGAGAAATCAGTATCTACTACAGAAGGAGAATAGTTCCTTCCCTAAAAAGGTAAATTGACACCTCGGTATAACCGGTCGGACGCTTCTTGCATGGTTCTGCGATGGCATTAGCAGAATTTCATGGCCGTTGTTATCGGACAGCCAGATATGCCAATGGCGTGAAAACGCCAAGCTGTACGAGGTGTGGACGGAGCAGAGGATGACAAGTATTGAACGACGGGAAATGCGCTACCAAAGGCGCAAAGCGAAACGAGAAGAAGCAAGAAAACGAAGAAACGAACTGTACGGCAATTTCGATAAGGTTTATACCTATGAACACCTGTATCACTCTTATCTGATGTGCCGAAAGAATGTTCGATGGAAATCCAGCACGCAACGATATATTGCTAATGCTTCATTGAACGTGTATGACGCTTACAAAAGATTGCACGAAGGCACGTTCAAAAGCCGTGGATTCTATGAATTCGATTTGTTTGAAAGAGGAAAGCCACGGCATATTCGAAGTGTTGATGTACATGAGCGAGTGGTTCAAAGATGCACTTGCGACTATTCCCTCATTCCCATGTTGCAACCATCCTTCGTTTATGATAATGGCGCAAGCATGAAAAACAAAGGATACCATTTCGCGGTGAAAAGATTCAACCGCCATCTTCAACGGCATATCCGCAAACATGGAAATCGCGGATATGTTCTTTTATTTGATTTCTCCAGTTATTTTGACAGCATTCCTCATGACCTGTTGATGAAGATTCTTGATAAGGCTTACGATGACGAAAGAACTCTGAAGCTGATTAAGCACTTCATCGACATGTTTGGCGATAAAGGCATTGGCCTTGGAAGCCAAGTTTCGCAGGTGTTGGCACTTGCTGCTGCAAATGAACTCGACCACTTTATTAAGGAAGAGCTTCGTGCAAAGTGCTATGGGCGGTATATGGACGACGGCTATATTATCCACGAAAGCAAGGAATATCTGGAAGAATGTATGGAGAAGATCAATCAGAAGTGTATTGAAATGGGCTTGAAATTGAGCATCAAGAAAACACGAGTAGTTCCAATCTTCAGAGATTTCATGTGGCTCAAAATCCGTTATCGCGTAACGGAAACAGGACACATCGTAAAACGCATTTGGAGAAAGAGTGTGGTGCGTATGCGCAGAAAACTGAAGAAACTCAAAAGAAAGCTGGAACAAGGAGTGATAACGGCGTTCGACGTTTATCAATCTGTTCAGTCGTGGAAGAGCCATGCTCGTGGACTGGCAGTATATCACACTATGAAGAGACTGGATGAACTTATATTCAACCTATTTGGTACAGAGGTGATTGTATGAACTATTACAAGATTGTACTGGACAACAAGGTTGTGGACGTGCTTGAAGGTGCAAGCTGGGTAAAGCTGAGTCGGCGCGGGCGAATTGTGCTCTGTGAACCGGCAGAAGCGCTTGGCGTTGTATCTTCAGATGGAAAGACAACCTGGAATCTGGACGGTACGCCAGGACTGGCAGGCTATGACTACGAGTCTGTTACTGTCACCGACATTACGGAAACAGAGGCCACCGAACTGAAGACTCTGCTGGGACTGGGTGGAGAGGTAACAAACACTCCGAGTGGCAGCGAAGTCGAATTCCCGGAAGAGCCTGAAGTACCCGATGAACCTATTACGGATGGAACCCTGGAAGAAGTGAAGAAACGTAGTCTGGAGCGCCTGAGTGCAATCTGCCAGCAAATTATTTTTGACGGATTCGACGCCACCCTGACTGATGGACAAGTAAAGCACTTTACCTTGAAGATTGAGGATCAGCTGAACCTGTTGTCCCTCTCTACACTTCTGGCCACTGGAGCAGAAGCCATTCCGTATCATGCGACTGGTGAATTGTGTGAATATTACAGCCCAGAAGATATGACGCTGATTATCACGCAAGCTACTCAGTTCAAGACCTATCACACATCCTACTACAACAGCCTGAAGAACTGGGTTGAGTCTATGGACAGCATTGCTGAGATTGGCTCTGTCGCTTATGGCGACACCATTCCCTCAGAGTTCTGTTCTGTGGTTTTCAATCAGCTTGTACAGGCGCAAGAAGTGAGCTGATTTGATTGAAAAAGCTATATAAAACACTGATTTTGTTTTTCATAGGAGGTGGACTTTACCTTCTGATCGAGATGCTCTGGAGGGCAATCATGGGCAGTCATCCAACGCATTGGGCTATGCTCTTTGTGGGAGGACTGTCCTTTGTCCTCGTAGGAGGCATCAACGAATGGATTCCGTGGGAACTGTCCCTTATGAAGCAAAGCCTGATCGGCACAGCGGTTATACTGCTGACGGAATTCATCAGCGGCTGTATTCTGAATCTATGGCTGGGGCTTGGAATTTGGGATTACTCAGACAAATTTCTCAATCTGTGCGGGCAAATCTGTCCTCAATTTGCAATCGGATGGTTTCTGCTTGCCGGTGTAGCTATTGTACTTGACGATTATCTTCGGTATTGGATGTTCGGAGAGGAGAAACCGCACTATCAGATTGTTGAAGTGAAAAAGCGCAGACGCAAGAAAAAGAAGAAAGTAGAGTTTTCAAAGATTCTTGTAACTTGGGCACTGGTTCTTACAACGTTATGCGTGGCTCTCTCCTATGTTTTATCGTTCTCAGATCATGATCCTGCGTCTGATGTAACTGTTGCTGTTGCGTCAGCTTGTATCGCTATTGCCGTTGCTTATGAAGCAAAGAGCTTCGGTGAAAAGAACAGCCGAAACAAATATGGCGTTGATAAAAATGGCTACAAGATCGAGCCTGCTTCTGATGATGAAAACGCTGTCGGCTAACTAAGGAGGAAACTATGAGTACAACCGATAATGCAAAAACCATTTGGGACTTCCTGAAAGGGAAGGGTCTAAACGATTATGCAGTTGCCGGTCTGATGGGGAATCTGAAAGCTGAATCCGCATTGAACCCCAAGAATCTGCAAGGTAGCTATGAGAGGAAGCTCGGCTTTACAGACGAAACCTATACTGCAGCTGTAGATGACGGCTCGTACAATAACTTCGTAAAAGATAAAGCTGGCTACGGACTGGCGCAATGGACTTATTGGAGCAGAAAACAGAACCTGCTTAATTTCGCAAAGAGCAAAAATACTTCTATCGGAGATCTGTCCATGCAACTTGAATTCTTGTGGAAAGAATTGCAGGGGTACAAATCCGTTATGGAAACGCTTAATAAGGCTACTTCGATTCTGGAAGCCTCTAATGCGGTTCTTAAAGGCTACGAACGCCCTGCAAATCAAGGAGAAAGTGCCCAGAAGAAGAGAGAAGCATACGGGCAAGATTACTATGATAAGTATGCAAAGAAGCCCGAAGTCGAATTTGTTCCCTATGAGCCACCTGTCGCTACTATTGAACCTGCGCAAAGAACGCACACCGTAAAGCGCGGAGATACGCTTTGGGGTCTTGCAAAAAAGTATCTTGGGTCTGGGTTGAAGTGGACAAAGATTGCCAAACTCAATAACATTAAAGGCACTCTGATTCGCACTGGACAGGTTCTCAAAATTCCAGAAAAGTAAAAAATGAAAATAGAACCTAAGAAAGGCGGAGATATAATGTGCTGAGCTACATTGAGTATTTGGAACAACATATAGGGCTTCCTGGCCTTATTGTGACAGCGCTTGTTGTGCTGTTTTTTATTTTGCAGATCGTTGGAGAGTTGCTTGAGTTCAAAGGTAAAATTGTGCCGGAGTTTCTCAAGATTCGCAAGTTCTTTCAACGCAGAAAGCAAGAAAAGTTGGAAACACAACAGACAATCCAAGATGTCAGGAAGTTACTTGCTGAAGTCAATGCTCACTATTCCAAAGACAATATTACGAAACGGGATAGCTGGATGAACTGGGTTAACGACAGGGCAAAAGTCTATGACCGAACCATCGTTGATATGACAAAGAATATGAACGATGTTACCGAGGCACTTAATGCCAACACCCGGATGACCGAAGAGATGTTTATTCAGAGCAGCAGGGACAGAATTCTTGATTTTGCCACCAAGGCTTCCAACAAAGATGCTCTATTGTCCCGAGAGGAATTTAAGCGTATTTTCAAGGTATATGATGAGTACGAAAGATTCCTTGAAGAGCATGGGAAAACCAACGGCGAAATTGCAATTGCACACCGTGTTATCAATGAAGCATACGAGTACCGCTTGAAGCATTCTTCATTCATTGAGGACATCAGAGGTTACAAATAATGCAATAAACGAAAAGAGGGCGACTGTGTAATTGCAGCCGCCCTTTCTATATACGGGATTTCATTTGGAGGTAAGGTATTTTTATGACTGCGAACGAGAAGCGAGCAGCTGTAGCTGCTAAGTATAAATCTATTCTTGGAAGGAACTACTACAGTCAGCCGAAACGAGATTATTGCTTTAAGCAATATAAAGATGGCAAATACTATTCCGATTGTTCCAGTTCAATTAGTTACTGCTATAAAGAAGCTGGCTTTGGATTTGGTATCCTGAATACAGTAGGCATGTATCAGAGCAAGAAAATGACTACTGTGCCTGTAATCATCAAGAATGGACAGATTCAAAACCCAGAGGTACTTCGCATTGGAGACATGCTGTTATTTGCCGGATCAGATTCTGGACGTGCATATGCAGGATATGTCGGCCATGTAGAAATGGTTTACGAAATCAATGGAACGAACGTAACCTTATGCGGACATGGCAGTGGTCGCCCGAGTACCAAGAAGATGACAACGTACTGCAAGAGCAGATATAATTCCAAGTCAACGACCGGACTCGGCAATAAGGGGCTGATTAAGGTTGTACGATTCATTCAGGATGATGAAGGTGCTGTAACAGCCCCTATTGAGCCACAGAAGCCCACTACAGCCTCTCCGAGCAAAGATGTAGTGAAGATTACAGGTGGATCTGTGTACATTCGTACCGGCCCTGGAACGTCTTACAGCATGTATCAGGTTGCGAGACGAGGGGACGAATTTGAGCGGCTGGATTCTGAAGGCTGGATTGCGATTCAGTTTGAGGGCAAGGTCAGATGGATTTCGGGTAAGTATGTAAGTCCTGCTGGCCTATGTTCTGGCAATACGGTAAATGTTCGCACTGGCGCAGGAACCGGGTTCCCATCTGTCGGAGTAGTTCGTAAGAATGACCGCTTGAATAAGGTCGATTACGAAGGATGGATTCCTGTAGTTATTGACCGGGATGTCAAATGGGTATCTGATAAATACGCCGACTAAAAATGCGCGAGTGAATTGAAGTGAAATAAAAAAAGGCCACTGAGCAATGAACGGTGATGATCCGTCAAAGTTCAGTGGCCTTATTTTTTTAGGGGTTAAGTAGAGATAGGTTGCTTGCGAATTGGCTCATGTTGATAATCAGGGTTATCGTTCGTATAAATGACACATGTGAGGGGTC